GATTCTTTTTTATTTAATTTTGTTTTTTGAACATCACCATCAAGAAACTTTTCTTGTTTCTCAAAATGTTTATCTAACATTTGTTTTTGTCTTGGAGATAATTCAACAGAATCAGAACCATCATCATTAGAAAGATTTTCATCTGGAGTAGTTGAAGAACCAATAGAATCAGAATCAATCATATCTTGAAGTTCTTCGTCAGAGATAGATGAACTATCACCAGAACCATTACCCTCTTGAGAATCACTATTCTCCTCATCAGAATCAACATCTTGTGATTCAGAATCATCTTGAACTTTGATAGGGTCTATGTTTAAAAGAATGATTGACATAACTTCACAAGCGATATTGAAACATTCATTAGTGTCTCTACATAAACCTCTTTGAATCCTAGGTAAATCAATTGCCTCAGAAATTTCTTTAAGACCTTTAAGAGCAGTTAATTGTCTGTTCTTGTTATGTAAGTTAATAATTCTAAACATATAAGACTCAATGTTTTCCATTCTGAACTCTGAAGACAATAAACCTTTGTCTACATTCTTTGAGTAAAAATACTTCTCATACATAGCGTGATAATAAGATTTGTAACCAGGAGAAGTTTTGAAAATGAAACTATCAATTCTTCTATCTTCAACATAGTTAAGAATGTTTTTAACGGTTGAAATAACCTCGTGCCTCTTAACATTTAATTTCTCAGCAAGAACATAAATCTCTTGTGGAATTGAAGTCTCTAAATGTCTAAGTAAATTAAAATCAGAAAGTTTAATGTGAGAACCCTCGTGAAGAGCAAGTCCAACAGCCACATCAAATTTCTTATCATCTAAGTTAGCACCGATAACAACTTTTTTACCATCAGTATAACTTTCATCATTAGAATTGAACACAACTGGAATGTTGTCCTCAGTAACGATATTAACAAAGTTACTTATAGCTCTTTTATAACCAGCCAAAGCAACTAAGTCCTTACCTTTTTGAACTTCTGTATCTAAACCTAAAAACTCATCAACATTAGTATCATTATCATTCATCCAGAAATGACTATTTTGTTGAGTAGTTTTTTTAACAGGACCACTACGAAAAGTGAAACCTTTAAAATCTTTTGAATTGAAACTCATAAAACTCCTTTTATTATTTTTCTCTCTCAATCTCATATAATAATATACGATGCTTTCCTTTAAGGAACAAGTAAATAATCAATTTAAATTGTAACAATATGTAACAAGATTGTTACATTTGAGGGGGGAAGATTATCGTATACCTTTCGGTGGTCTTTGTTTTTTGATTGTATTTGGTATCATTTATATAAAGTGCTGTATTGACCAATTACGATAATTTTAATTTTGCGTCTTATCCTTTCGGTAGTCTGTTTTATTTTATCTATTTATAAGGTAAAGTGCTGTATGACTAACTAAGACATTTCTTATCTGAACTACTCTATTTTATTCAAAACATTTAGTTCTCCTATGTTAAAAAACTTCGTTGACTTTCAGTTTAATCTGTTATCAAACCTTTCGGTAACCCCAAGATGATTAAACTTACTTTTGTCAACTCTCTATTCGCTTTTATTTGATTAGAGTGCTGTTGGGTTAATTTTTTACCAATTAATATAAGTATATGCTAATTTTCCAAAACATAAGAAAATCTTTCAGGTAAATTAGAATAATCTATATCAAAATCTTTTAATGCTTCCATCATAATACTTAATGGATTAAATTCTTCAGCGTTTAATACTGCCTTCATAATACTTGGTGAGAATCCAGAAACCATAGCTACTGAATCATCATCACATTTAGCTGGTGTTCCATAATGTGCATCTAAATTCCAAAATACTATCTTTGGTAATTCATATCCAGCCTTTTCATACTCTTCTTTCATATGAGTGAAGTGTGTCATACCTCTTTGTGAATCATTAAACTGCATATCTGATAATACTAATAACATAGTTGGCATTGAATCAGGTACTACATCGTGTTTAACCGCCACATCTAATATATGTTGGTATGCTTTAGTAAAGTCTGTACTCATACCCCAATCTGCATTTGATATTCTTCTTAATCTTTCACCTACCGTATCACCTTGTAATCTTACTAACTCTGGATGCTCACTAAATGTTAAGAACATATCTTTGAACTCACCTTTGGTTCTTTCAGATAAATACATACCTAATGATGTTGCAACTGCCAATGGTTGTCCAAACATTGAACCACTTACATCAATCATTGGTAAAATGTTTTCATCACTCTCTGATAATAAATCAGGTAAGTTGTTCCATAATTTTTCTGCAAGTGAATCATCATCACAAGCGAGCACTTCGTGTGGATAGGTAGCCGATACAGATGCCTTTGTGGTCTTGTCCTCTTTCCATTCATCGAATCGTTTGCTGTCTTGTTTAGCAAATGCTCTACTATATCGTCTCATAGCAGAACCGGGGACAGATGAATAGTTTACCTCAGACCATTCTTTTTCAGACATCGTTTGTTCAACGGTTTCAGAATATTCTGATAACCATTTACGATACTCTTTATTTGTCATCTTGAGTTCGTCTCTTAAAACCGCACACTTTCTTGGAGCCCATTTACATGCTAACCTATCCTTGTCACGAATTGCTTGAGCAAAAACTGCTACTACATTTTTAATATGTAGATAAGGGACTAAGTCCTTCCAGTAACCTAATTCAGCAATTGTTTTTGTATTGTCTGAAATAAAATCAGGAGATGTCTTTCCAATCTCACTTAATATCGTGTGGAAAGTTTTTCTTTCACCTGAACCTATTCTTGCTGCTCTTGCCCAAAATAATACTTGTGTTGCTAATTCTTTATCTTCTGTGTATGCTTTTTCAAAGTCTTCAAGGATATGAAGTCTATCGTGATGTCTCATATTTCCAATTCGTTGAAATAAATCAAGACATTCTTTACCCGAAGTTGAGTTTGTGATTGCTCCATTTGTAGTAGTTGTGTAGTTCATATTATCCTTAAAGTTTAGTGTTTATTATTATACTTACAATATAGGACGCTTTTCCTATATGAGTCAAGCTTTTTTTTTAATTTAATTGTAACAAATTGTAACAAGAATAAGAGCTCTGGTCAACCACTCGCTACCCACCATTCGAAAATGCCAAAGCCTTGTCCGTTGTGAGCTCTTATTCTTTATCAAGGGCGCAACTCCTCGATGTGTTTACAATTTTTTCTAAAGTAGAAACCTTTACAAGTACAAGTAAAACTACCTATACTATTACGCATTTGTGTGTAACCATTTATATTATGATATTCCATATCAGTTCTACGCCATTTTGTTTTAACCATTGGTTCACCTGGTTTCTGTAAACCTATCCAATTAGGTAACTTATGTTGTTTTGTACCATCTTTTAAAATAATTGTATCCATTAAAAGTCTCCGTCTGCAACTTGAAAACAAGTGAGTCCATTTGAACGCCACATATCAACAACTTGGTCTCGGTCATCAAATACCATAGCGACATTATCAACACCAATAGAATCAAGCCACATTTGTTTTAGAACTGAATCTTTTGTGTAATGATAATGTTTAGTTCGCATTGTAAGTGTATCAAACCAAACACCATGTTTGTTCAACCAATCTCGTGTGGCTTGATGAGTAACATCAGAACGACCTGATAGAATCATAATCGTGTATCCTTGTTTACTCAATAGGTTAGCCATATCAATTACAGGTTGATTTGGTTTATCAAGTGAAATATTATCAGGGTCAAAGAATTTATCCCAATCCATTTTCCCATTATCTTTTGTTGAAATTTTTCGACGGTCATCAATTAAAGCTAGTGTACCATCTAAATCGAAAATAACTATTTTGTTCATATTAACTCCTTTACTCATATTCTAATATAGGTTGCTTTTATCAGTATAACAAATATTAATTTGTAACAATTTGTAACATATTAATATTTATAAATGTATGATATATTTAAAAGACATATTATTAGAAACTAAAATAGCACATACTCAAAAATCTTTACAATGGGTTTATCATGGATTTATTGCTATGACACCCAAAGTAATGAAACAAATTATGGGTGATGTTCCCATTACTACATTTCATAATTTAGATTGGTTTGCTATCCAGAAACAACTACCCAAAGTTCTTGGTTCAAAGAAATCAATATCAACATACACAACTGATACATCAAATAGATTAACAATGGGTGGTGGTGTTCAAACCAAAGGTGGTGTTGTGTTGGAAGTAGAAGGTAAAGTATTAGTTGCCGGAACTGAAGATTTAGCTTCCGTACCTGATGAAGCTGGAAGAAGATGGTTATCTCCAGATGTTCTTGGTAAGATAGTTGGTATGAATGAATTTAAAGGTGAGGCTGGTAGTTTTAAATTTAGAAAAGAATTATTTAAGATTGATAAAAAATTAGAAGATATGTTATTTAAATATAAAACAAGTTTGTTAATTGCTCCAACTGATAGTAAAGAAGATACAGATAGATTCCCTCCTTATACAGGTAAACAAAAAGCAGAATTAATCAAACGATGGATTGATGCTAGTAATAAGTTCTTATTAAAGAACAAAAAGAAAATCAGAAAATCATTTGAAGATAATATAAACAACCCAAAGATAACAACATTTATGAGTAAGTATGGTTACAATGAATTATTGGTTTATGATATAAAGGTTAAAGACGCTTACATCGTTATAGATATATTGGGTGACCCAAATGATTATGAAGCAACAGAATCAGTATTAAAGAAAATCAAAAAAGATTTAAAACGATATACTAAAGGTAAAATACTTACAGGCTTCGCTGATGGTGTTAAGAAGTTTGTAAAACAAAGAGGTGGTAAAGTTTAGTTCTTCTTAGGATTATGAATACCAGCTTTTTTTAATAACTGGTCATAAGTTAATCCAGTTTTCTTTTCTCTGCGTCTTTCTCTCTCATCATAATACAAATCAAAAGCTTCTTCATCAGATAGCTCATCGTCTTCTAATAAAAAATCTTTAACTTCATCAAGAGACATATATTCAGCAACATCTTCTATATGTGGAGGGTTAAATGTCTGTCTATCTGGAGCTGGTTTATCAGGATATTTTTTATTATATTCCTTTTCCCATCCTCGTAAGAAAGCATCAAATTGATTTAACATTTTCTCAAATTCTTTATCATTCATATCAGGGGGTAACTTCCAGTCAAAAAACTTTTCATCAATCTTGTCCCATCTCTTGTCTAATTTATTTTGTAAATTTTTATCTTTGATACCTTCAGAAAGTATACCATCTTTAGCATTAACTAATTCTTTAATACCCCATTCACAAAAATGTATCAGTTCTCTATTTTCTGCTTCATCTGTACCATTCATTAAAGCAGTTTCAAGACATTCGTCAAGAAATGTTAATAAGTTTTCTACAACATTTAAATGTATTAGTTTATATTTCTTCATAATGTTTACCTCTCTATCTATATATAAATATTAGGCATTATTCTGAAACATTAAACAAATCTAATTGGTTCGTGTTGACTTCTTTATACTCTCCACCTAAATCTAAAACTTGGTCTTTAAGTTCAGCATTTTCCATTGTTAGTTCTAACACTTGTTTTTTCAGTTTAGAATTTTCTGCTATCATATTTCCTAATTCTTCTTTATAAAATTGTTTATTCATTATTACTCCAACTTTTGTATCCATATACATTCATACCTAACACAAATAAACTCATTGCTATTTGTGGTGGTGCACTGATTAAGAAAGCATATATCATAAATAAAATATTACCCAAACCCCAAATGTAAAAACAATTTATGTTTTGTTTAGCGTTTAAATAATATCCCATTAGTATAAAAACAAATCCTAACCATCCTATTGATTCTATTATAATCATCCGTGTATCTCCAAGTATTTTTTTCTAGCTAATTCCTTAGCTTTAGCTTCAATCATAATGTCCACATCATTATGATATGTATTTATTTTTCTTAACACATAGTCTGAATGTGCTTGTGGTTTAATTTTAGGGTCCTCATATTCCTCAGACCTTGATTCAGAATAATGTACAACTGGTTTTACATCAACTGGCCAAGTAGATATAGCTACTTCAAGAGCATCTTGTTCTGATAATCCACCTGTACAGAATTGATGATGATGAAAATCAAATACAATTGGTACACCCGTTTTCTTGTATACATTCTCATATAAATCAACAACTGAATACATAGATGCTTTATCATCATTTTCAACCGTCAATCTTGTTTTAACTGAATCAGGTAAACGATGAAAGTTTTCACACCATCGTTTCATAGCTGATTCTTTATCACCATACGCTCCACCTAAGTGAATGTTAATTTTAGCATATGGAGAACGAGGTTGATTCAACCAATCAAATATTATTCCGTGTATAGACAAGTCTGTAATACATCTCTCAACAACTCTAGGAGTTGGAGAACACAATACATTGAATTGTCCTGGATGAGATGTAAGTCTCTGACCTACAGATAGAGCATAATTACCAGCTCTTGATAGTACTTCTTTCATTTCTTTTATATCTGGTAATGTCTCTAAATCAATTTCAGAGGCCCATGGAATCAAATCAGATGACAATCTGAAAAACTTAATACCATTCTCTTCATTCCAATGTATTAGTTTTTCTAAGTCATAACAATTTTTCAAAGATATTTCTGATATGTAATCTATACCTTTTTCCTTAAATGTTCGTTTGATACAACTACGATTCATTGTAACACGCTTACCTTTACCAAGATTAGAAAGTTGCATGTTTTGACAAGCGTAACCTATATTTAAATTCAAATTAATACTCCCTTTGTTGTGTCGTGGTAAGTAAGGACACATCAAACATCCATTACCACAACATTGTTTTCGTTTTATTAAAAATTCTCTACTTAACATAATATACGGAATAAATCATATACGAGTCAAGCTATTTTTTGTTTCTTTTTTTCCAATATCTTTTTCTCATTCCTTTTTCAATCCAATTATCATCTGAATCTGTTTTATGTAAAATGTATCTACCATTCCTATAATAGAAATCTTCTTCTTCCCAAGAACAAAAAAACATACCTATGTTTTCATGCTCTCCATTATAATAAGGATACATACAATTCCACACATCTGCAGAAACAGCCACAACCAATGAAGTCCCTATTATTATTAATGGTGTATTTGGGTTTGGTGAATCCATATCAAATGCAAACATAACTGATATACTTAATAATAATATTAACTTTTTCATTTATCTTCCTTTCTTAATTTAGCCCTCTCGGTTGCTTCTTTTTTTGTTTTTGAAGCGTGACATTCGAAACATAATGTTTGTAAATTATCTTCTCTCCAATAATCTAAATCAATCTCTTCAAATGTTTTACCTTTTTGTTCCCATAATGGTTTGATATGGTCAACATGCCATTTTAAATCTTTTTGTCTTGACTTTCTAGGAAACGAATCACCACATCCAGCACAACAACCTCTGTCTCGTTGCCATAATCGTTTTCTTGCTTCACCAGGATGATACATCAACATATATTCGTCAGCACATTCAGAGTGCCAACTCTTTCTATTATTCACTTCACCTGTATCTTGATTCTTAATCACACTACCACAAAATCTACACTCACCTTTTTTATCAGTATAGTAGTTTGATGGTTTAGGTGGTACTCTATGATGTTCTAAAAATATTTCTGGTTTAGGTGGTTTATCACCAAATGTTCTTCTATGTCTCCGTGACCATTTCGATAGTGGCATACAATCTCCTTATTCGTCTTCGTGAGAAAAATTTTTCTTATGTTTTTCTTTTCGTGAATATTTTTTTTTATCATCGTGGACTTTGGTAGTCGTGTTGAGCGGCAAATCTTTCATCAAGTCACGATTAGTTGCCCTTAAAGTGGTAAGTTTATCGATTGGTTGGGGCATCTTCATCTGAGATTTCATATTTCGTTTTTGTTTTTTATTCTTCTTCTTCTTCATCTGTACCTCTGAAATAATCTGCCATATCCAATACACCTGAGAAACAAGTAGGACAGAATGATATGGATATCATACCAATAACACCTCTCTGTAAACCACCTTCTTGTTCTGAGAATTTACAATTACATATTGTACAATCAAACATCATTAGTTCTTTTTCTTTTCCTGTATGTATGTTGATTATCTTAGTCATAGTGTTTTAATATCTTTTTAAACTCTGTGATACCTTTACCACAATTGTTCTCCCAATCATCAGCATTACCATCGTCTGATATATACTTATAACTTACGAAATTTATTCCGAAATTCCTACAAGTTTTTGCTAATGCATAAGCTTCCATATCAACAACATCCATATCTTGAATATCTGTTACAAAGGAATCACCTGTATAACAACAAAGATTCTTACCTATTGGATTTTTAATATGAGAGAAATCTATCATTGATGGTCCATCTTCAAATGGTGTTTCACCTATCTTTAATCCCATCGGTGTCGCATCCATATCTCGTTGTATAAATTTTGTACAATCAACTAACCCATTATGTGCTTTAGAAGCAGCTGTTCCATAATTGATTACTAAATCATATCTCTTTGTACCGCCAGCTCTCGTTAAAACATCTGTTAGTTTATAAGTTGCATTAACCTTACCAACACCTGTATACAATAATGTCCCAGGAAGTGGCCAAGTAAAGTTAGGTACTTCTTGAGGTAATGCTGATACTATTAATATTCTACTCATAATGAATCACACTTCTATGTGGAACATCTAATTTAGGATTTAAGAAATCCAACTCTACTAAGAATAAAGCAGATGTTGGTGTGTATCCAGCTTTCTGTAACACTTCAATAGAACCTGTAGCAGTACCACCTGTAGCCAACACATCATCAAATACCAGAACTTTACCTGAACCTTCTTGTACTTCAACAACTGATTCACCATACTCTAAAGTGTGAGCTACGGTATGTGTCTTACCTGGTAATCTATTCTTCTTGCTTCTCAATAGAACTACACCCTTACCCAATTGATGTGCTATAATAGAACCTAATATAAATCCTCTCGATTCAACTAACCCAATATAACGAAAATCAAAGTCTCTAATTAATTCAATACAATCATCAGTTATTTTTTGTAACAATTGTCCATCTTTATATATTGGATTTAAATCAAGATAGTTTATACCATCTATCGGAAAATCTTTATATTCTTTTATATATTGTTTATACATTTTGTTTACCTACCTTTAATTTTATAAATGATACTATTTCACCAGCTATGTTTTTACCTGTGAACTTTTCCATACCTTCGAATCCAGGATTAGAATTTACTTCACAGATTTTATAACCACCATTATCAAACAACAAGTCAACTCCACTGATGTCCAAGTTAAGTGCTTTACTTGATTCAACTGATAACCATTCTATCTGTTCATTAACCTCATATGGAAATCCTTGTCCACCACGAGTAATATTAGCTCTAAAATCATCATCTTGTGCTTGTCTCATCATACAACCAACCACTTTATTATTTACAACCAATACTCGTAAATCTTTACCCCAAGTATCTTTGATAAATTCTTGTACAATAATGTTGTACTTGGGCTTAGTAAGTTCTGCCATAGTTAGTAATTGTTTAAATTGTTTTTTGTTTTCTGCTAAGAATACACCTCTCCCATAACTACCACTAATTGTCTTAACGATAGCTGGAAACCCAATATAAGCTTCCACAAATCCTATATCAATAGGATGTTTTAATAACATCGTATTAGGTATATCAAGATTAGATTCTGCTAATATCTGATGTGAGTACAATTTATCTTTTACATTATCTATGGCATCACTTGAGTTAATTATAGGAACTCCTAATCTTTCAAAGTGTCTAATGACAGCTTTGATATAATAAGTTGTCCCACTTCCAGTTCTCGGGAACACAAAGTTAGGTAAATCACTTGACTCACCATTTACCACGATTGACTTTTTATTATCTTTATTAACAAATATATCAACCGTGTTTGGGTCTACGAGTTGAACATCAATATCTTGTTTTTGAAATTCTTCAATCAATCTATTGGTTTCATACGCATCCCAAAATTTATCTTTGACTAATATCCACCCGAACCTGTTCATTATTTATCTGCCAATTCTATTAACTTTAATAATGATAAACAATACACTGCTGTCAATATATAACTTTGACTTGTTGGTGTTCCTTCAACCAACATTGCTATACTACAACACAAGAATGGTACAATGTATAGAAAGTATTTACATACATTCATCAACCTGTCCATCCATATTGGTAACATAGATATTCCATTGTTGTCTTCTTTTCTTCTTCCGTAATTTGCACCCATCATTTTAATATCTCCTTAACTTGTTTCTTAGGATGATAACGATTCCATAGATTGTTACAAACTTTCATTTCATCTTTAGTTAACAATCTTCCTTTTGTTTCATAATATTCAATTCTATCATTAACAAATCTATAGTCTGCGTCATCAATGTTCATTTCGGGACCATAGAACATTTCTATAGCAGTCCCTAATTTTTTTAATTTACCAATAATGATATCCCATTGTTTCTTGTTCAATGGTTTATCATCTAATACATCTACTAATCTACTTCCCTTCATAGTCCCTCCACAATCCATTACAATGTAATATATCTTCTTTAGACAATTTAGTTAGATTGTTTTTTCTAACATCTGATATTAGATTCATAACCCAAGACTTATCAGCTTTATTTGTCTCGTGTGGATAACTACGATAAGCTTCATTTATCTTATACTTCAATCTTAACAACTTACCCACTATAGGATTCTTTGTGTGAGCAACCGTTTTTTTATTTGATTTCATATTTACTCCTTTTATATTTAATTCTTTAAATGTTTTTTCTGTATGTTTTTTAATCCATCTTATTTCACCTGGTGTCATTATGCAACACCTCTCTTAATCTTTCTAACTAAAGCTCTCGGTGATGGATTTAAATATCTTTCAGTAATGACATCTTGTACTTTGACTCGTGTCATTAAAGGTATCTCACCTGAACTATTCATTTGTCTTAAATACTTCAATGTAGGCTCATAACCCCACTCTTCATAATATGAGTTAACTTTAGCTAAAGCTGTTTCATATGTTGTATAAACTTTTGTACATCTATGATTCTTATATTCTTTCGGTTCCTTTTTTTCTACAATAAAAGGCTTGTAATGTTTAGATGATTTAACAGATGTACCTCTTCTATCTAAACGATTCAAATTAGCTGATTGTTCCTTAGTAACTACTTGAATGTATCCACCTGTCTTGTGAGGATATATAGTATGACACGAAACCTTTTCTTCAGTTGAACAATCTACACAAATAGTATATCCCTCATCTATACGAGCTTGAGGAACATCTACACTACATCTTGAACATTTAGTCATGGTATAATCCTTTTATTAATCTATCATAATCTAACAACGGATAATTATATTTCTCTTTGAATGATTCAAAGTTTTCTTTAGAACGAATAGCCCACGGTCTAATATTATCTGGATAATTATCTAAATCTAAATTTTTGTTTATATGGTGTATCTGTGTATGTGAAGTAGATGTGATAGGAATACATCTTAATAACTCAGCGATAGTTTTTGTTTGTTTATTATAAAGAGAACCTTTACCAACTATCATAGAAGGTTCTTGTCCAGATTTCTTAACACTACATCTATCTTTAACTAACATATGATGTAGGTCCATAATACAAACTTTAACAATTTCTACACCTGTTTTGTAATTCTTTAAAACTATATTTTCTAATGGGTCATTTGACCACATACAAGTTAATTCTTTTTCTGTATCACCTTGGTACATAAATCGTAACATAGGTAAATTGTGTTTCAAAGATTGTTCCTTATCATACTGAGCTTTTGTTAACCCATATTTGTCTAAATAATCTTTGTTGACTTTTGTTCTGAGAACTTTAGCATAACTACCATTGTGTCTAGCGTCAATCTGTTTCATCTTACACTTAGTACATATGGCTCTGTATATTTTTATGTCATTACCATTCTCGTCTTTAACTCTGACAAAAACACCATTAACTTTCTTCTTACGGTATCCTTGCCACTCTTGAGGGTTCTTGTAACATTTACGACATTTTAGTTGTTTAGTTGTATCTTGTCTTTTCATTATTTACACCCGTTACAACAATTGTATTTAGTTAATATAGAATGTTTGTGAATGAAAACATAAAGAGCAGCTCCGAGAGAAAACTCCCAAGACAACCCAAACAACAAACACAAAAAAAATGTGTTAAATGACCACATATTATATAGTCTCCATATAAGTCTTAATATCTTTAGGACTATTAATCCAATTAGTAACATCATTCTCTGAATCAATATCAATATAACTAAAGGCTCGAAGAGCCATATCCCAATAAGATTCTTTAACTGAATCAAGACCTGCTGATTCTAATCGTGATACTACTACATCATAATCATCAACTTTATCTTTAATACAATTAACAACAATAGAACGCATAGCTGGACTAACAACTTGTCGTGTAGTAGACTTCTTGTAACCTTTAGTCTTGGGATTATTGTAATCATTCTTATACACAATACCACCACCTGATAGATTATTGAAATCTGTAATCTTCTTTATCTTGGAAAAATCTAAACCTAATGAACTCATATCTGAGTCTCCTTTCAAATGTAGTTAAGTTCATTCTCAACTACTATATAATATAAGAAGAAAATCGGATATATCAAATGAATTAATTGTAACAATATGTAACGAATTATATACCAGCCAGTTCAGTAGTGGTATCAAAAGAATCCAAGTAATTAATAACTTTAATAACATAACGGGAGTTATTAATGTAATCTTCTTTATAATTCTTAGCATACCTAGGACCCTCATTGTATCCAACAAGAGCGGTTAATGTATTGTCGAATTGTTTAGTTAACTTGGATAAGTATTTAATACCAATGGTAACATTAACATAAGGGTCATACATTTCAGAATGAGGAGTCTTGTAATCAGTAGCACAAGCCTTCATTATTTGCATCAAACCTAATGCTCCAGCAGATGATTTAGCATTATATCTCCAACCACTCTCAGTACTAATGACGGACTTAACTAAATTGTAATTCAAATCATAATGTTCACACATACCATGGATATAGATTAATAAATGTTTAATCTTACTGGTTGACATATTGGACTTGAATGTTTGTTTAATGTATATTGCTTCGGATTCATAATCAATCATTTCATCAATGTATTGGTGTTCAATGGTATGAGTGATTGTAGGTGTTATGTGATGAGGTTTATTCAATTCTGGAGTAGTAAGTCTACCAATGTAAAACATTGTTAAAGCAATCAAGCTAAGTAGTGTTAGTTTCTTCATCTTCATATTCATAAATAGTTCCTTTAGTTGTTTTAATTTACTAGCTTCTCACATTGTGAGATAAATGTTTATTATTTTTCTATAGTGTAAAAATTGACTGCACAACGGCTGCGACATAGAGCTCGATTCCCCTTTTTTAATTACGCATGAAAAACCATTTCAAGTTGGGGAATCAGAGGGGCCGGTTAAGACCCCTCAATTGAGTGGATTAGTAAGTGTCCTCGTCAGCAGTAGCCATCTCTTCTTCATTGAACAAGTCATCAGATGAACCATCATCACAGAACTTCTGCACAATTTGCTTCACAAAGGTTCTTTCACTATCTACACCACCAGTACTATCATACTGAGGATAAATAGATACCTCTGCAGCCTCTTGTAGTGAGAAGCCATCATACAATAGACCACATAGTTCAACCGTGGTTCTTGTTGAGATACCTGAAGTGATTCTAGCTGTATCTGATTTAGATTCAGTTCTCGTTAGAGTAGCTATCTTAGCCACATTACCTAGGACACCACTATCAACATTAGGAAACATATAAGTTAATAAGGAGTTTTCGTCTTCCTCTGATAGTACATCCATCTCCACTATAGTAAATCTATCCATCAATGCTTTATCCATAACCCTTGTTGATGTATATTCATTTCCAATGTTTGCAGTTGCAATGAATGTAACACCATCAGCCACTTTAATAGTCTCTTGACCATTAGCCTCATCAAGTCTTAGATACCTTTGACCACTATCTAATACCGTCATCAGTATGTTCCAAGCATCTGGATGAGCTCTCGATAACTCATCAAGTAGTATCACCGCGTTTGGTGTCTTGATTGCTTTAACAAAGTTAGATTCTGAAAAGTAAGTACCACTATCGGTATTAAAGTGAGTGTTACCAATCAAAGTAGCTCTTGGGTCTTGAGTAGCACCCAGGTTGAAATAGAAATCTGGTCTATCGAGTGAATTAACTACTGCCTTTGCAGCCATAGTCTTACCACAACCAGCGGGACCAGTCATCATAATATTCTTACCACGAACAGCACCTCTAATCAGATACTTCCATTTAAGTTCTGACATCATTAATGCTTTTGGTTTCAAAGAATAAGATGAATGAATGAAATTTAAAACCTCTTGATGCTCAACAGGAACATCAACGGTCGAAGTTGTAGTAGTTGGTTCTTCTGATACTATGTTAGCGGTATCAAATTGAGACGCATCTACTAATATAAGACCACCGTCAGCAGTAACTGCAATACATTGATTATTATCGAATGCATCTTGACGAATAGGTTTAGGCAGAAACTTTGCAGGGACCTTATTACCTTCCCTATCAAAAGCCGTATAGATAGTCGATACTTTGCCGAAGAGATTCTTCTGACCTGACTCGACTCTAAAAATATTTGTGTAATTCATATAACTCCTTTTATTGTTAACTTAACTTATACTATAATATAAGGAATAAAACCAATACGCGTCAAGTAAATAATCGATATTAATTGTAACAATATGTAACAAACCCTCAGAGAAAGGAGTAAAACTGAGGGTTTGTAGTAGAGCAATAGTATCCTATCACTCAATATAACCTATTTTAATCGTGAGGAGAGAGTGCTGAGGGACTGAATTATCAGTAATGTCTACCATTCTATAGTGATTTGACTCACTATCCAAACAATCAAGTATGAGCACCTCTCTCTGTGAGTGAAGAAGGAATCGAACCTTCTACCCATAACTGGGAGCGACCCAGTGGATTGGAGTCGAACCAATCTCGCCAAACACTCTGAGAAGAGAGAAAACTTTCTTGGACTATTCGGTCAACAAGTGATGTCACCAAGCATAGATTAACTCTCAATCTCTTATACTACAATATACGGACTTTTGCTCTTCTAGCCAAGACATAAATTGTAACAATTTGTAACAATGCCGGCCATGCATATAAGTCAAGTGTTTTTTTGTAACACTTTATTACACTTTGTAACACTATGTAACTGGTCTAGCGTTCATTTTTCTATAGAAAAAATTTGTTTTTTAACTATATATGTGTACTATATGCTTCACTCTATAACGAACTAATAAATTTCAATAAGCTTGTCGGCAATACATCAATTTACTCGAATAAACCCTATCTCAGGACTAATTCTTTGTATTGCGTTTATCATCTTTAAAGAGCATCTGTTTGATAGTATCATAGTATTGCTCTCGTCTAATTGTTTCAATAATGCCTTCCGTTACACCTAACAGACGAGTAAAAGTGATTGCACCAACACACAACACTCCCCATATTAACCAATCATACCATTGAATGTTGTACTTGTATATTAGAAGAACTTGCCAAAACACACAGGTTGCTCCCAATGTGAACTTCACTACCATTAATTCTCTCATACCCCACTTCATTTCAGTATCCAATCCATAAACCACATCAGTAAATAATAAGTTGCATAAAACCATATGATTGCAAACATTCCAATAAATGATATTGCCACCATCATTTCTGAAAACTCCACTTGTTCTTTTCTCTTACCCTGATTAATACTCATCATACACTCCCCATATTGCCATATACAGACCATACAATGCACCCATCACTAATACCGACATACATATTCCAACCACTATCCAAGCTATCAAAACATCTCCTTGACTTTTGTTTCCATTTCTTCAATTGAGTTGACTTGGTCCTCTACTGCTCTATTTCTATTGAACTGCATAATTCTCCACTCATCCGACCTACCTGCATCATCCATTAAATCAAAATTAACACGCAGAAATTCTTGACATTCTTGTATTGCCCATCCCATTGATTGTGGAGAATCCATACGATAAGTATATAGAATCTTCACGGCCTCTGACACCACTTCTCTAACCAGCACTTTATGTACATCTGTTCCTTGGTAATTCAATTCCACGCCGTCCTGATTTTTATACTTTTTCACTTATTCCTCCAATGATGGTGTTCTAACAATAACTCTATCTTTAACCCATATGTCTTGACGAGGTTTCTCCAAGTACACACTCAACAAGGAAGCACATTCATCCAATGATGGGGACCAATCATAACTTAAAGGCACTTCAACCCATTCTTCTTTTCCATTCACACCCAATTCACACAACACTTTCATAAATTGTTTAGGTTTCGTGTTATTCATTTCGTGCAATGTTGGCTTAACCATTTTTCTCCTAGGCATTCACTATCTCCTCTTTTATCATTTTTAACATTCGTTTACTACATTCATTCAACATACCATCCCATGGTATTGTTGTTTTGTATTTTTCAAATTCCATCAACATCATATCTTTTATCTTGCTCTCCAAATAATCTAATGGAATCGTTTCTTTAGTTGCTTTAATAGCCATATTACTCCTATTATCTTTATTATATTAATCAATATATCTGTATATATTACACCATCCAAAAAATTTTCCTCACGACTTTAAATAATCTTGGACCGTCTCACTATCCTCCGTCTCCCAAGGATACACAATCCAATCATCACCTTTTTCAGTGCAGAAAAAATCTGGTCTTGTGATTGAATCCTGATGATAATGCATTGTCACAATTATATTGTGTGGACTATCAAAATCTTTCAATGTATGTCCAGTGTCAGCTATATCATCAACTACCAATATTTTCTTTCTTGTTGCTAACTTCCTATCATAGTAATTCATTAGTATTGGTAAATCTAACCTGTGAGATAATGATACTGCTATTGGTAGTCCTCCTCGAGGTAATCCATAGATAGCTCCTATATCTTCATCACATTTATACTTGACCCAATCAGCAATCCTGTCAATATACAATTCATACTCCGACCAAGATATGAATACCTTATCTGACATTAGTCGATTACCAATGCTGTGAAATCTGTCTCTCTTTCAAACTCACCATAGTGGTCTTCATCATCAAATGAAAAGTCCAATGAATTGTCCTTACAATCTGATATTACATCATCGATAGCTTCAATCACATCATCTATTGTAATCTTGCTATTGTTTAAAGTTTGTTCCTTAATATTCTCTAACTCTGCTACTATTTGTTGAATTGTCATTACACATTCTCCTTTAATTTAATTATTATTCCTGCTATTGCTGATAAAATTACTACCCAAGTAATTGTTATAAAAAATCCGTTTGTAAATATACTATACCATATCAATGCATTAAGTGTAAATATTGTTAACCAAGCTATTTGTTTTAATCTACCATCACTCATCATTTACCCCACTTATTGTTGCTTACTATCGTTGACATTATACCATAATTTGATACATCTAAGAACGAATCTTCTAACGGTTCATTGTTAGCATTCTGATTACTCATCAGTAAAGTTTTCATTCTTTGAATCTTGTCATTCATTCTGAACCATAGTCCAGTTAGTGACATATGTACCTCTTCCTCTGTTTCTAAATTAGTACCAACAGATATGTTACCAGGACCGTAATCCATTTGTTTCTCACAGAACACCTTATACTGCTCTTCCTGTAGTCGTTTAAATTCTTTTGTTGTCTCTGGATATTTGTCTTCAATAAATTTAACAGCATCCATTATGTGTGTTTTCGTTGCGTCCATTATTTTTTCCTCCACTTATGTTTCATAGTTTTTACACAATACACACAATATCCAATGATACCGGCTCCTCCCATAAGTAAACTAGGATGAGGTTCTCCACAAAGTCCTAAAGCATGTTTAAAAAAATGTATAATTGAATCCATCTATTCCTCCTTAAATAAATCTTCTGAAACTCTCTTGTATACTTTATTGAGAGCTTGCATTTGTTTTGGCGTTATTCTGTAATTTTCTCTGACATAATCTTTTACTTTTTGAACAAATCCTACAGCCTTGTCACCTTTCTTTTCAGCTAGATGTAATACCATATTGATTTTCTCCACAATAGGTGTAAGTTTTTCCAACTTAGCTGCTCGAGCATCTAAATTGTACTTAGGATTCTTCATATTTTTACGGACAGCTTCAATCATCTTAGGTGATATTTTACGCGTACCATTGATTAAAAAACGATACATATCCATAATGAATTTGTTTGATTGAATTAAATCTAAATTTTCTGATAACCACTTAATTTCTGCGGCATATAATTTTTTGTTTTCTTCCTTGTTACGAGCAATAGTTTCTGGTTTAGGTGGTTTATAAAACATTATCTCTCCAAATCTACTAATTTACCAAAATATTTATCAAATGTTTGTATAAGGTGTTCGTAGTCATCTGATTTCATTTCATCAACTATTTCCTCTGTTCTCGTATCACTAATACCTATTTGTTTACATAAACTCATAGCTGTTCCTAATAGACAAAATGCATTACCTTCAGGACCATTTAAATCAATTACTCTTTTTCTAAATTTATCTTTAGTCAATATAGCCATTATCTTGTCCTCTTCTCTACTATTTTATGTATTCTATCAACCTCATCTTGATTGTCATCTTTTCGATTCAACTCATCACAATTATATCGTTGAGTTGCACAAGAATAACAATCACCATCTCCACAATGTACTCCGTAAATATATTCCATATTACCCCTTTTTAGCACAATACCAAGTGCAATAATTTTTATCTTTATATGTTATTGTTGAACTATGTTTTTTACATTTATCACAACTCATTACGCTACCGCCATTGTGTCTAAATCTAAATTCATATAACAATTATTAACATCTTCCCACTTTGACCAAATGTCTGTTTTCCATTCATTGTAAACTGACATAACCATATTATCTTTATTAACTAATTCTATAAATTCAAAGAAATCTACTAAATCATCTGAACTTAAATTACAATACCATTCATCTGTTAAATCATAAATGTGAACACCCATATATTCATCAGCTTCACTAGCTGTTTCAGGTACCTCATTACAATTTATTGGAAACACTTTTAAATCTTTTGTAAGTAAACAACCTACACTAAGTAACTCTTTATATTCCATAACCTTTTCTCCTTTATTATCATTTCTTATCATACTATAATATAGGACGCTTTTTCCATACATACAAGTAAAATCGGCAAATAAATTGTAACAATATGTAACAAACTACAGATAATTAGGTCCTGTCCAAGAAAAACTCTTGTGCATTTCTTTGTCAAATATTGAACCTCTTGAATGTTTAGCAGGAGCACTCCAAGTAGCTGCTTTCAAAATATCACCTTTCAACATTGGAACACCTTTATGAGTTCCATCTACTTTAGCAACGAATCCCCATACTCTACTACCTTCTACTACTTTAATAAATTTCCTACCTGGTCTCAATTCTAAATCTAATGATGTTCTATGTGTCATATTTAATTTAGCATAATCTTTCTGTATATTATCAAGTAACACATTCATAGCGTCATCAAACGATAAACCATTCTTTGTAGTTGTCTTTTCTGTTTTTGTTACATTAGATATTTCTGGTTTAATCCCATTTATCATTACTTGTCTCCTTTAAATTTACTCACTATCACTATACCAATTACGAACACTAAAAGTGTAAATCCTACATTTGCTATTTCTTGTACTATTGATTCCATTAAGCAACACCTCCTACTATTGTTCCTGTTGCACCTTCAAAGTAATCTAAAGCTCGGTCTATACAACTAAAGTATTCCAAACACCCATTTCGAGAAGCCCAATCTATATCTCCACCTCGCCAGTAAGCAACCTCATAGTTCATAAATTCCATTCCTTCTGAATCTTGGTCCCAAAAAGAACAAACACGCCATCCATCTACATCTAAATTTGTATTACCTTGTTCAACTACTATTTCTGCTACATTTTCATTAAAAGTCATATTTTATTCTCCTTTATTAATTAACTTAACTTATACTATAATATAAGGAAAAACCTTGTATATTAACAAGGTTTTAATTGTAACAATATGTAACAAGTTTGTGGAGCTGATAGGATTCGAACCTACGACTTCTTCCGTGCAAGGGAAGCACTCTCCCAACTGAGTTACAGCCCCATATTTTTATTCTTTTTTTTCTTTTTCTTTTTCTAACCAGTTTTTAAATGTGTCCATATATTGTGGTTTTACAACTTTTTTCCATTGTTCGTCTTTAAATTGTTCATCTAAATACGGACTATCAAAATCAACCGAAATGTCTGTTACATTATCATCAGATGGATTGTCTTTAAAATCTTGTCTGACTTTTTTAGCTTCCTCTACCATCTGTTTCTGTAATTGTTCTAATTCTTTGTTTAATTGTTCTTTTTGTTTATCACTTAACTTTTTACTCATTACAAGAAACTCCCACTAATCTGAGAAGCTTTTACCCACCAAACTTTACCAACTCTATCTGTAATTCTAAATTGTTGTGTTTTGGTGTTTATCTCATCTATCTTTGCAATTGTATTTTTATACAACATACCATCAACGGAAGCTATATCTTCTTGTACACAAACTTTTTGTCCTATCTGAAATTCATATGTCTTACCACGACCATCTTTTACTCTCATTTCTTTTTCTCCAAATATTTTATTATAGTTATCCCGATATTGTTCATCGGCTAAAAATCTAGGTTTATCACCTTTACCATTCATTTTACAAACTCCTTAGACTTGGGAAATCTACCATTATATAAAAAATAATGATTAGGACACAATAATCTTAAATTATCATAAGATTTATTCTTTGTATCTCCGTCAACATAATCAATATGTAATGGAATTTTTCCATCTGTAACTCTACCTTCATTGAAACCACATTCCGAACATTCCTCTTGCATATATCCCTCATCTACCAATCTTCGTTTAAAGGTAGCATTACTATACTTAGATTCTGTCTTTCCCTCAAAAATATCTTCTAATGATATTCTGTAAGTGGCGTAACCTTTTTTTATTCCTTTACCAGATTGATTCTTGACATTATCATATACACCATAATAAGTAGCCCATTTTTTATATGTGTTAAAAGTCACATTTAACCAACGAGCACACTCTGATGCTGATTTACTCTGTGATTGAGCATTCAAAATCATATTTTTTGTAAGAACCTTTCTTCTACCAGGAATATTTAAAGGTTTTTGTAATGACATTTAAGTTCTTTGAAAAACTTGTTGCATTCTATTAAAATCTTGTACAATACCAGTTTTTGTGTTATAACCTTGATTGTCATTCATTTTTCTAAATGCCGGATTGTCATTACCGAGTGTCTGATTTAACCAAAATAAATCTTCATCTTCTATTTCATCAAATCTTACCGAATCAAAATCATTTTGACCTATTCCAGGTGGATTATACCTGTCATTTACTGAATCATTTGACATCTTTTTTCTCCTCATTTAATAATTGTTTTTTCGTTTTTTCTTTTTCTTCAGGAAATTCTTCTGATTTTATTGTATTTTTCAGAATAAACTCTTCTAAAGAATTTTTGACATTTTTCAGTTCTGAAAGGGCAAGATTCTTTACAAACTCATCTTGTTCTTTGTCAACTATTGTTGTCATCAATTTTGTTATGTAACTACCTAATTTACCATTCATTATTTTTTCCTCTTCTTCTTGGGGGCTTTACCACCAACCCAAGCTTCGTTAAAATCTTTAGTAGATTTATCATCTGCTCTATATCTACCTTTAGTTCTAGCTCTTTTTGGCTTAAGTTCTAATTTACCTGTTTTTTTATTTAGTTTTGGTCTTCGTTCTGTACCAAATACCATCTCCCAAACATCATCAACTAATTCGTTGAATCTTTCTAAATCACTCATAATTTATCCTCTTATTCTATGATAACTTTAATTTCTGTAACTATCTCTGTGTTTAAATAACCTACTAAATTTAATGTATCACCTATAAATTCTTCACTCATATAAAAATTTTGTTGTCCTGAACCATCTTCTCTTGAATATGTTTGATAGTTTATAACTGGTTCACAAATCAACTCGTCAAAGAATTGAATACAAAATTCATCAGGTGATGTCCAACCAACCAATGTCATAGGTGTTGTTTCAAAGTAAATTGAACCATAATTGAATCCTGTATATGGATAATGATAATACCCATTTTTATCTATTTGTTCAGTTGAGTAGACATCTAAAAATTCATCATCAATTTCAGGCCCCATAGAGTTTTCACACCCTATTGTGAATAAACCTAATATTAAACTAAGTATTATTGTTCTTAACATATTTTTGTTTCCTTTTTTTATTTTTCTGTTCCTTGATAGATTTTTTCTTTTTAAGTTTTTTTGCTCTTTTTCTATCTTCTCTATCATCAAATCTTTCCCAATCTAATGGATTAATATGTGACATTTCTATCTCCTATAATATACGGTTTTTTTACTATTAAAGTCAAGCTTTTTTTTAACTTTCTTCAACAACAGCTCTTCCTTTTAACTCTTTCCAATCTTCTTCAGGTCTAACATCTAAATTCTTTTCCCAAGCACCTTTCATTGTCGTAGGATTAACATCAAGTGACTCAGCAAAATTAATCATAGCCTGTATGTCTTTAGGGAAACAACTACCTCCGAATCCAAACTTACCATCAGGTCCAGGAACTGATAGATGTGAATGACCTACTCTTCCATCTCTGACAAATCCTTCAACACACTCTTCCCAATTAACTCCACATTTTTCTGCTACTTGATACATTTCATTTAAGAATGATACTTTTGTAGCAAAGAAACAATTATTCATATATTTAATCATTTCAGCAGTCTGAAAATTAGTTTTAATAACTGGTATGGATTCTCCAAATCTCCACTTATATAGGTGCTCAACTGCTGTTGTACTACCCCAACTACCACCAACAATAAATCTTGATTGATTGATAAAATCGAATTTAGCTGAGCGTTCTGTTAAAAATTCAGGATTAAATACAATATACATTCTTGGATACTCACCTTGTATTTTTGCTGTTGTTCCTGGAGTTACGGTAGACCTTATCATTATAATTGGTTGTTTGTCAACTTCGTAATCAATGACCTCATCTATTTCTTTAAACACATTAAATAATATATCTAAACTTATTGAACCATCAGGATTAGATGGTGTCGGAACTGATAAAAATATATAATCTGAATCATTAACTACCTCTGTCAATGTGTGTGTTGATTTAGTGTCATCTTTATCGTATATCTTTACCTCTGTGTCACAACCACACTTTGGAGAAAATCCAGATGCTACTGCTGAACCTACAAATCCATTTCCTATTATACCTATTTTATATTTCATATCCCAAGTTTCTCCTTATAAATTTTTATCCATTTTTCTAAATCACCTTTAGGTTCCCAACCCAAGAAAAAACTAGCTTTATTATTATCTGCCAGAGTCTCTTTTGGTTCTGTTACAGGGTCAACATTTTTAGTTTTTCCACCTATCAATTTAGCTATATGTTTTACTGAACGATTGTCACCATTACCAATATTAAATGGTTCTCCTTTTAAAACTAAGTCATTGAAAGCTGCTCTTAGATTAGCATCCACTACATCACCAACATATGTAAAGTCTCTTCTTTGGTGACCATTACCTCTAATAGTTAGTGGCTCTCCATTCATTTTTTGTCTAGCAAATATTCCCATCACAAGACAATAAGCACCTTCTAAAGGTTGTCTTTCACCATAGACATTAAAATATCGTAAACAAGTAGTACTGAGGCCATATAAATCTGAAAATAATCTACAATATTGTTCTCCTATTAATTTTTGTAAACCATATGGACTTAAAGGATTCGGTTCTGTTTCCTCTTTCGTAGGAACAATCTCAACATTACCATAAATTGATGATGAAGAACTATATACAAATCTTTCTACACCATATTTTCTGGAACAATCTAACATATTTATCGTACCACCAACATTAGTCCTATCAAACTCTACAGGATTCTTTATTGAGGGTTGAACTCTTGCTTTAGCCGCTGTGTGAAATACTACTTTCACTCCATCAAAAATTTCTTCCCAATCTTCATCGACATCAGCAATATCAACACACCAAATTTCAGCTTTAGGGTTTATGTTTTCATCTTTACCAGTTGACATATCATCAACAATTACTACTGGATGTCCTTCTTCAATTAATTTGTCTACTAAATTACTTCCAATGAAACCAGCTCCACCTGTTACTAAACATTTTAACTTCTCCATTACATAACTCCTTCTGAATAATATTTTACTAATTCTGGTAATGATTCTTTTAAGGTTCTTTTAGGATTCCAACCTATCTCTCTCAATTTATTACTCTTAGAATGATAACAAGGGTCATTAAAAGGTCTGTCTTCTACATATTTAATAACTTCATTCATCTTGAAATTCATAGTATCACAAATCATTTCTGTAACTTTGATGATTGTGTATTCTTCATCTGTTGAAACATTGTAGATATTTTTGTTTTTACCAGTTTCATGCACAACTTCTACAGCGTCTACAAAATCTTCTACATGCAAAAAGTTTCTTGTTACCAATCCTTCTCCGTGTATAGTTAGTTTTTTACCCTCGTTTAGTAGTTTTATAAATTTAGGTATCAGTTTGTCTGGAAATTGTTTTTTACCATATGTGTTATTTAATCTAACTATCTTCCAATTTAAATTATAACAATATCCATAAGCATGTAATAAGTTTTCTCCAGCACACTTTGTAAATGCATATGGATTAGTAGGTTTCAACATTGAGTCCTCATATAAATCTTCACCAGTTCCAATAACTTCATCAGTACTCAAGTGAATTAAAGGTATATTATACTCTGAACAATGTTTTGCTATATTGTGTAACCCTAATATATTTGCATCTATAAAATCTTTAGGTCTATCAAAAGAGTAGTCAACATGCGTTTCTGCAGCTGAGTTTATAACTAAATCAACTATTGGTAAATTTTCTACACTTTCCATTCTTTCTTTAATTATAACATCAATACCTTCATCTAATCTGGTTATATCTGATGTTTCCTCTAAACTATCAAGCACTACAACTCCCCATCCTTTTGATAAAAATCTGTTAGCTATGTGTGAACCGATAAATCCTGCCCCACCTGTTACTAAGACTCGCATTTAATTAACTCCTCTTCATATGTTTTTATTTTGTTTACATTTATGTTAAAAATACCTAATTCAAATTCACCTTCTTCAAGTTCTTCATCGTTAGCAAGTATTTCTGATAAACTTGTAATGATGTTAAAACTATCTTGATTGAAATCACTAGCGTCAAATTCAAGAGTTATATCATTACTTCCTTTGTCAAATAAAGTTCTAACTCTGTCTTTTAAATCAAAATCTGTCTCTGATTGTTCCGATTCAATATATCTATTGGCAATAGGACTATCCACATATATGTTTGAACACCAAGGTTCTAATTCATACAATATATCATCTCTACAACCAGTTATTACAAATCCAATATCATACTTTGGTGGTATAATAGGTTTCAGTAAAGCGTCGTGTTTTACAAAATGTCCCCACTTACGAATAAAGTTACGAGTAGATTTGTGATTCTGTTTTAACCACTCATCTGTTTCTCTACCTTTCATAAACACCTGTCCATCTGGATTTCTTTTAGCACCATCTGCAAATCTCGAACCTCTACAAGTCATATGATATACAAAACCCTCCCAAGTTTGTACTAATTCATATCCATTCAACACAAATCTGTTAAATATATCTGAATCTTCTTTTGATTGTGGAGCATACAATGAATCGTGCCCTCCAATACTTTGAAAATCCTCTTTCATTATAGCCCAAGGAGCAAAGATTCCATTTGTCGTAGTATCTTTTTTAAGTGATTCATATTCTCGTAATAATTGTTGTTCATCAAACTCTTCAGGTTCAATTCCATAATCTCGTAATATCTTTTCAGGCCCTTCTGGATGTAATGGTGGTTCTATTCTTGTTCCACTAACCACAACACCTTTCTTGATATGTTTATTTATCTCTACATCAAGTCCTGGTAAAGCATACATATCAGCGTGATATATCATAACAATATCATTTGTAGCATAATCATTAATCAATGTATCGTATAGAATTGTGTGTCCTAATCTTGTAGGGCCTTCGTTTCTGTGGATTTTTACATTTGGGTCTTTTTTCTGAATCTCTTGCATCCATTCCCAAGTCCCATCATCTGAAAAATCATCAGCCATACATATTTCATGCACATATCCAAGATTCTTTCTGATAGAATTGTAAGACCACTTCAAGTATTTTAAATTGTTTCTACTTGGTTGTATAAAACTAATTGGTTTCATTTATAACCTCTTTTTATTTTGTATATATATAAATATAATAGTTTTCTGTAAACTATACATTTTTTAGCTGTTTTAACCTTTCTTCCTCATTCGGGTAACATCCTTTGTTACACTTTCTACACATTCGTAATAAATCTCTTCTTCCTTGCTTTAAAGTATCTCTATAATGTTGATATGAACCATTAGTCCAAACCTCTTCAACACTTGTTTCAAATACATTACCATGTACTACTTTATATTCCCAATCACAACAGCATAATAATGCACTACCATCCCATTTTATAAACATCTGTGAATTTGGATAATGACAATCCTTTTGAGGTACAGGTATGTCTGGATTAACATTAACTAACCCACCTCTATTCCAATAACCATTAGGTCCCCAATGTGGTTCCATTGTGGCATTACCATCACCTGATTCTTTTTTTGGAATTTGTCTCACATTATAATTAGAAGCAAGTATGATGTGACAAGTTTTATTATCTTTAAAAGGTTCAATGGCCTCATATAATTTCATAGCATATTTATCATTAAAATAATCATCAAACTGGATACGATTCAACCCAGCATCAATCAAGTCACCTACAAATTCTTTGGTAGTGTTAGTACCATTCGAGTTCATTTGAATATATGCTTTTGGTAAATGTTGTCTTGTCATTTCAATAAACCTAACCAGTCTATCATTGTCCATAAACGGTTCATTCATCAAGTATGGTGATATTCTACCCTCGTAACCCAAATTTGCTAAGTTAATTAAAAGTTTTTCATAATTTTCAAAAGACATTCTGTTGTAAGGTATCTTTTTTTTCTTTTTCTCTTGTCTATCCCAAACTATGTAATGATTAGGACAGAAATCACATTTAAGATTACAAAATTCTATAGTTTGAATTTGTATAGCATTAAATAGTTTTATTTTTGGATTGTTTTTACGCTGAATCCAAACTTCTTTATCTGATAATCCATGGACAGGACTAGCTCCCCAATGAAAATTTCTACTCTGATAAAATTCTATTTGTTCTTTAACACCCATTCGTATTAATCTCCGTTAATATTTTATTTATTATCTGAATATAACTTTGTTCTTTAAATTTACTTTTTTCATATAAATCTTTACATTCTTTACTACACTTATTATAAAAATCTGTATTTGATTTTAATCTTTGAGCTAATATTTTAGCTGCATTTAAATCACCATAATCAACACTCAATGATGGATGTAATTGTTCTTGTGTGTCTAATCCTTTGTAACCAATACAAGGTATACCGTGATAAGCACAATTCAATGTGAATGTACCAGCAGCCCAAGTAGGCATTAAATGAACTCCATATTTAAATCGTGATAGATTATTTATCCAATCAACCCAAGTCATATATGGTAAATGAGAAATATCCATCTCATCTTCTCTATCTATTTTTCTACCCATTGATGGTGCAAATATATCGTCTCCAAATTCTTGAGCTACAATATAAGAATCAAATCCACCATACCATCTACAAAAGTTTCCACCAATCATTACACCATTTCTTGCATCTGGATTAACAATATGTGAATCTATTTGGTCTTCTAACATAAGTGTAGGATTCACATAACAAGTTTTGTTGGTTATTCCTTCATAATATTTTTTATCTATTTCATTATGACACCATATAAAATCAAATTCAACTAACATATTGTAGAACCATATTTGTTCTTCCATTTTAAAATCTTGGAAGTACCAATGTGGTCCTTCTTGCATTGTCCCGACCTTTTTACAGACTCTTTTAAGTTCATTAACTATATCAATCTGCATATAATGGTCGATATTTGCTTTCGGAATAGTTATTATACCTATATCATATGTTTCTTGTATGTTAGGTAAAGAAAGAATCGGGTAATGATGTGCATCTAAAGTGTGCATCCAAGCCATATCATTTCTCATATTTGGATGATTTCTTGGAACTTTACCCTCAAACCTACCTTCTGTAAACCATGCTATTTTCATCTAATCTCCTAACAAGTGTGATAATTTGTCTATAAACTCGTTATGTTTTTTCACAATAAACTTTTTTAATTCTTGTGATTTTGATTTATATACTTCTGGATTATTTAATATGTTGTTAATTGTTTGTTGTGCCTCTTCTCTTGATTCAACAAAATTTAAATAATTTTCAGCCCCAAACCAATCTATTGTTTCATAATTTTGTGTTATTATCGGTACCTCAGCGTATGCCATTTCTGTATACCTGTTATTAATTTGTCCATGTGTTCTTTGTGTTTCTCCAATCAATCCAAAGGCTGATTTTGCAGAGTAGTACAATTTTCCTATATCGTCAGCCGGTAAAACTCCCCCACAATGTGGAAAATTAGGCCAACCATTACCATATATTTTAAAATCAATACCGTCAAAATTATTAAAAAATATTTCTTTATCTTTTCTGTAACTTTCGGAACTCATTCTGTGAAAACCCATACCTAAGAATACAGAATCGTGATTGTATTTTTCATCAAAAACTAAATCTGAATCATTTAAAACAGAGGGAAGATATTTAAAATACTCTGTTGTTATACCTTTTTTATTAAATTTATCATACATATATTTTGAATTAGTTAAAACTTTTGTATACCATTTACCATGGTAATCAAATATATCTTCATAATTAGTTAAAATACCATTAGATGCTTGTAATAAAATCTTTTCACAATCTAACATTTCTACTATATCAAAAGTTTCTTTATCTAACATTTCAAAATAAATTAAATCAGGGTTTAATTCTTTAATCTGAGTTACATAATCCATATCTGGTGTAGCACCATTTAGTTGTTGAAGTAAATAAACTTCGTGTTTTTTAGATAAATGATTTGCTATAATTTCATTTACCTTATAATTACCCATTGGAAACGGTTGATGAAAAACTATTATCTTCATTTTTTCTCCAGTATTTTTGTAGTTGAATAGTCACCAAATCTTTCAAAGAATACTAATCTATCAGCATATTTTTTACCGACTACCTCCTTACCTCTCCAATCAGCACCAATTACCATAATGGAAGGATGAAGCCATTTTAAAGTTCTCTCAAGTTCTGTTTTAGAATCAAACGGAATAACTTTATCAATGTATTGTATTGATTGTAACATAAACATTCTATCGTGTAAATTATTCACAGGTCGATTTTTACCTTTGTCCTGTTTAACTTTTTCATCTGTGTCTATACCAACAATTAATTCATCACCAAGTGACCTAGCATATCTAAATAATTCTATGTGTCCTCTATGTAAAACATCAAAACATCCATTAGTCCATACTTTCATTTTGACTATCTCCTTTCCATACTCTATAACTATCCTCATCAAAGTGTTGTGTTGATACTTCAAATACTACACCATCTGTTAATGCTTCTAATTGATGTGGTTGACCAACTCTTTGTCTAACTACATCACCTACTTTTAATTTTTGTTCAATAGTTTCTGCTGTATCTGTATCTATCCAACGATAAAGAAATTCACCTTTGTCTACATACCAAGTTTCATCTTTAATTAAATGATAGTGCATTGAAAACTTACAACCTTTTTTGAAAATCAAAAGTTTACCACAATACATTTCATTGTTCTCAATGATGATTTCTTCTCCCCATCCTTTCGGAACCTTACAACCTTCACATACTTTTGGTTTAATTTTGTGTCCCATTATATTTCCTCTATTCTTTTTGACAAGTCATCAATAAATAAATCATATGATGGTTTTTTTTGTTCTTCAATTCTTGTATACTTACAGCCCCAATTGTTAATCTGTATTTTTGTAAAAAGTTTCCAATCAATACCAGTAGTCCCACCACGAGCTGTCCAATAAACTATTTCGTGTCCTTCATCGTATAATTTATTTATCTTATCTATTTGGTCGTGTCTTGGTTTTGAATTTTCATAGTCTGCATTTGTTGTATGGCAAATTGTACCATCTATATCCACATATATTATCATATTGTTGATACTCCTAATTTTTGTACTACTTTTGTTGTGCAATCTTGAGCAAAATTAATTGCTTTTTTTATATCTCCTGTTCTGATATACTCAACTACCAATCCTGATAAAAAAGTGTCTCCAGCTCCTGAAACATCTTTTACTGAAACTTCTTGTACAGGAAATGTTTCTCCATTGTAAATACAACCTTTACTACCTTGAGTCACTATCAATTTGTCGTTAAATTCTGGATAGTTTGGTATTATTTCAAAATTCTTTAAATGTTCAAGATGATTTATTTTTATAAATTTAGCTTTTAAAATCCATTCACCTAATTTCTTTTTTGTATCTATAAAAACATTATTGTTATTTTCACAAATCCATTTAATATCTTCTTCAGTTAAAAATCCTTTACAATAATCTGATACTATTATAGCATCATAACATCTTTCCATCACTTTAGTTAATTGTTTTTTACTAATTCTTTCACAATAATCGTGTTCATCTACTCTTATAACTAATTGATTTGAGCTGTTATCTACATATCTAACTTTTCTGATGTCATTGTTATTTGTAATAATATGAGTATCATAACCTAATACTTCAATATTTTCTTGTACATTTTTAGACATTCCACCATTTTCAGTTTGATGTGTTGGTTTAATAACTGGAACAGGTGCTTCTGGACATATTCTATTTATGTCACCATAAACAAAAACATCTGTACAACTATCTCCTATGATAAGAACCTTTTTACTCATTCCAACTAATCTCCCAATCTTTAAATTCATCTGCTATACAATCAATTTTGTAATCTTTTCTACCACCAACATTTTCTTGTATTATGTTTTTAGCAGTGTTTCTGATACCATTTAATCCGTGAGTAAGTAAAAGATTTTCTCCAGCATTTATTCCTTTTCTTGCTTCTGATTCATTATGCCAAATATGTAAATTCATCTGTGACAATACTACAATTGCTCTGACATCTTTCCCACTCAACTTTACATTCTCATCTTGTAATATCATATCGATGTCGTGTACAATATCTTTTATTTCTTCTGCATATTCTGTTTTATGTTCAGATATAAAAACTTCCTTGAGCTGTATTATGGATAATCTATCTATAAGTTCAGCTAATGTTGGTAAATATTTTCTTTCACTCATTTTGTTAATCCTATCTTAGTTTTTGTAGTTTGAAATAAATCTTTAAATTCTGTTGTTTCATTATCTTTTTTTCTACCTTCTAAATTTAATGAAACATGCTCTCCACAAGTTATAGCTTGTGAAAAATCCCAATAATCTGTATGACTTGTTCTTTCATAAGACCATCTATGTACTGCTGTCAATCCACATTTGTTCATTAACATTGTTAAGGACCTTTCATCAAATATACAATAATGAAATTCATAATCATATGTTTGGCCACCAGAAATAGGTCCTATTACATTTTCTATCTTATTTGTTTTCTGATATATCTTTACAGCATTTTCAAAGGAAGGTACTGAAATTCTCACTCTACCACCTACTTTAGTTACTCTTGTCCATTCTTGTAAAACTTTACTAATTTCATCTCTGCTGTAATGTTCTAAAATATGTGAAGCATAAACTAAATCAAAAGTGTTATCTTCAAATAATTCCAACGGATATGCTTGAGAGATATGGTCAACGCCCTCAAATTCTCTAATATCTAAATTTTCAAAAGGTTCAGGTAATATATTACTACCACACCCTATATGTAAATATCTCTTTTTATTTACTTGTTCCACCACTCATTCCCTCCTATAGTACCATTCACTGCTGCTACCAACATCAGTTGTCCAAATGGCTTAATGTATTGTACTGAATAATCTGAATTTATATCATTCAGTTTTTCTTCTAATAATTCTTTTGTAATATTACTATAATCACACATTATCTTACCTTCAGAATCTTTTTCTATTTTTCCCAATGAGTGAATATCATCGATAGCTATTATATGATTTTTTATATGATGATTTTTAATTGCTTCCAATTCGTTTAATAGAGGAACATCTATATCACCTCTAGCATACTTACTAGCTCCAGCATGTGCATCTAACCAAAAACAACAAGGTTCATCTATTGTTGATAACAATTTTTTTAATTCTTTTGCACTATCACCATTTATTAGTTTAAGTTTACCGTCAAAATACTCTTGAGATTCTTTGAACGAATTATCTTTTTCAATATTATGAACATCAAATTGATTTGTATCACAATTATGTTTTTCAAATAATTTATATCTTTTAGACGCTACCTTTGCTATATCTTGACCTAGTTCAATTGTGTATACCTTCTCAAAAGGTTTTAATGTTTTATTTTGTTCTAACATCCTAAGTGGTATACCACCAACATAGGTTCCTGTCTCAACAAATATTTTTGGTAAATCTTGTCTTACTTGATAACTTAATGATTCATATATTTCTGGTAAAATGTAACCCATTATTTTCTCCCTATTAGTTTTATATCGTTCTGAACCATTTTTGTTACTAACCCCTCAAAAGAAGTTTTTGGTTCCCATTGTAAATTTTTCCTAGCCTTTGTAGAATCTCCACAAAGAACTGCAACTTCAGCTGGCCTCATATATCTTTCATCTTGTCCAACATACTTTTCCCAATTAGATATACCTATTTCAGAAAATCCAATATCTAAAAATTCTCTGATAGTGTGGTCTTCACCAGTTGCTATAACATAATCATCAGGTGTATCTTGTTGTAACATCAACCACATAGCTTCACAATAATCAGGAGCGTATCCCCAATCTCTTTTAGCATCTAAATTACCAAGTATTATCTTATCTTGTAATCCTAATTGTATCCTTGCTATACCATCTGAAATCTTACGAGTTACAAATTCAATACCTCTTCGTTCTGATTCGTGATTAAATAATAATCCACTTACATTAAACATATCATAAGACTCTCTGTAATTCTTCGTAATCCAATGACCATATAATTTAGCTACACCATATGGTGAACGAGGATAAAATGGTGTTGTTTCTTTTGCTGGATTTTCAACCATCCTACCAAACATTTCTGATGTTGACGCTTGATAAAATTTAACTTCTTCCCCGTACTCTCTAATAGCCTCTAACATTCTTAACACTCCAAGTCCTGTTACATCACCTGTCTGTTCTGGCGTGTTCCAACTCTCACCAACAAATGATTGAGAAGCCAAATTATAAACTTCATCAGGATTAGATTCTTTTAAACACCTGACTAATGAGTTTTGGTCTGTCAAATCTCCGTTAACAAATGTAATTTTTCCTTCTAAGTGTGCTGTATTAATTCTGTTTTTAGAAGAAGAACGCCTTTCCATACCATAAACATTATAACCTTTTTCTAATAGTAAGTCAGCTAAGTGACTACCATCCATTCCATTAATTCCTGTTACTAAAGCTGTTTTCATTATTATTTATTCTCCATTGCTTTTTTAAAATCATTATAATTAAAAAATCTCTTTTGTGATTTACCAAATGTTGATAGATTTATATTAGCCATTTGTTTTATTGTCTCGTACCAATTACCTCGTTGATTAGGACCTTTTTCTTGTGTACATACTCCTACACCATCCATCTGTAAACAATAATTTCTCTTTTTGGGATTGTTTCTGTTATGTACTTTTAATATATTTTTTATGACAAATTGTACATATGATTCTCCCATTATTTGTTTACAACTATACATCATACTTGTGTCATCAACTGCATGTCCTAAAATACTTCTAGGTACATTGACTCCATTTTTTAACAAATCACCACTTAACACTAAAATTGAACCATCGAATTGTGGTTGTTGTAATATACGAATATCTAAATTTTCTGTTTTCTCATTTACTGCATTCATTTCATCAACAGACATCGTGTATCTGATACTATGTGGCTCATCAAATGCCTTGTCATTTCGTGAACCATCAGGTAACTCTGTTTCATAATATTCTTTATCAGTAAAATCGTTATGTTCTAAAACTTTCCAAGATTGGTCCCACATTTTTCTAAGAGCAAATGTCACAACATATCTATGAATGTCATTTTGATTAGCATAATCTTTGACCGTTTCTAATGTAGTAAAAGCCTCCTTAGGTAATAAAGCATCCGACTCTCCCCATATAACATAATCATTGTCAACACAACCGTAGTAATTTAAATCCCTTCTATAATCAACCATTGTAATCGGTTTTTCATTATCCTCATAAATTTTATATGTAACATTACAACCTGTTTCTTGTACTAATTTAACTTGATTCATAAATTTTTCTATCAATTCATCTTTTGATATTTTACTTCTGTCTATTTTTTCAAAAAATTCTGATATGTTGTAAAATAAATCAATCGTAATATTTTCTTTATTATCTACCGTATTTATAGCATTCAATAAACTTTGAATATGTTCAGAAACCATTTCAATCTCATAAAACATAATGTGAGTTCCTACTATGTACTTGTTTTTAACTATCATTATAATTCTCCGTATAAGTATTTAAAAGTTTGTTCCATCCAATATCTAGGATGAGGTTGTACACCACAATTAAAGTGATAAACATAACCATGTCTTGTATGTAACATATCTGGTCCAATTACCTCAAATCTCATCATATCTTGCATATTATACTCGTAAGGTAAATACTTCATATCTACATTATTTTTCTGTAATATAAAATTAACTGGTGTTTGGTCAGTCCCACAATGCCAGTTACTCTGTAACTGAAGTAAGTTATCTCTATTTTGTAAATAAAAATCAATAACCTGTTTAAATATATCCTTGTGTTTTTTATTTACTATATGAAATCCACCATTTATATATTTCCAGTATGGTAGTTCTACATCTTTGAAAAAGAAATGAGAATAATTTTCTATACTCCTACATATCCAATCCATACTACCTAATGCATTGACACCACAATATTTATGTTCACTCATTTCAAAAAAGTTAGGACAATCTGGATGTACAATTGTATCAGCATCAACCATAAGAATCTGGTCATAATCTATGTTGTTGTTATCTAACATATCAAACAAATAATATCTTTGCCAAGTTATTTTCATATAATCATAGTCGTGTATTAAATCTTCCATAACAAACAACTGACAATCATTTTTTTCACACCATCTTTTCCAACTCTCTACTGATAAGTCATATGCGACCTCTCTTAATCTTTTCTCGTCTGTACCTTTTACTTTAGGTATAAATACTATATTTTTCATTTGTAATTATCCTTTATTCCATTCCAAGTCTTGTCCATTAATTCTTCTCGATGACCTCTCTGTGGGAATCCACTATACTTCCAAATATATCCATATTTAATAAAAAATGATGTCTTGTCAGCACCTTCGAGTTGCCAATTGTGCCCGAACCAATCAAATCTTGTCAAATGAGTTAACATATAAGGAGCTGGAATGTCCATCACTACATCTACATTTTCAATTTGAAGTAAGTAATTGTATACTGGCTGGTCTGTACCTCTTTTTACTTTATTATTTTGTAAATCCATTATCTCATCGTAATGATTATCATAAAATTTTTCTAATTTAATTAGAAAGTTTTTGTGTTCCTTGTCAAATATTTGAAACCCACAATCAATATATTTATTTAATTTAAAATCATAACCATTAAAGAAATCATTGTAACCATCTACACCTTGTGTAATCCATCTAAGATTTTCTAAACTTCTGAAACAAGATAACTTCCCATTTGGTGCGTATTGAAAGAAATCAGGAGCATCCCATTTAATTAAAGTACTACCATCTATAACTGCTATTTTATCATAGTCTATATTAGCTGCTTCTAATTGATTAAATACATCGAACCATCTTTGCCAAGTAGCTTTATGAGCATTTGTATCTTCTCTACCAGTAGTTTCATATGGAAAAAATATTACATCGTTTTTCTTACACCACCATTCCCAACAAGGTTTAGAAATATCTAAATATTTAAAGTCTCCGTGTTTTTCTCTTAAATGAGGATTTTCACTTTTTATTCCAACCCAAAATAAAACATTCTTAGCCATTTTTTAGTTCTCCTCTCCAATAATTTAATAAATCATTCCAAATATCATCCATAGTTTTTTTAGGTTCCCAATCGAAATCAGTTCTAAATTTAGCAGTAGATGGTATTTGTAAAGTTATATCTGTTGGTCTCATTCTTTTTTCATCTAAAACTTTAACAAAATCTTTATCAGATTTTGATATTAATGCATCTAAAGCATCACCAACTTTACAAGTTTCATTGCCACCAATATTGTATACTTCACCATATTTATCACTCTCTGAACACAGCCAATAAGCTTCTATAGCATCATCTATATGACTATATGTTCTAACTGAATCTAAATTACCGTGTTTGACTACACAATTACCATTCTTTTCACCTTTAGCTATCTGATGTGCAAATGATGATACAGCGAACTCTTTACCTCTTCTTGCACCTTCGTGACTAAACATTCGTGTTGTTATAATCTTCATACCATATGCATTATAATAATATTGTGACATCAAATCGTGTCCAACTTTTGATATTGAATATGGATTAGCTGCTCTAATTGGATTATGTTCTGTTATTGGTATCTCATCTTCTGTCGGATTACCGTAAACTTCACTCGTTGATACACTCACTATTACAGGGTCTAATTCATTTGTTTTTATAGATTCAAACAAATGAGTAGTTCCTATAACATTCGTATGTAAAGTTATTACTGGTTGTCTGAAACTTGTTTCTGGAAAACTCTGAGCGGCAAAATGAAATACTTTATCGGGTTTAGTCAATCTAATAACCCTATCTACACTAGCATAATCTACTAAATCACCACCATACATTGTCACTCTCGGATTATCTTCTAAATGGTCTATATTTTTTGTATCTTCCATCCACCTTTTAAATCCAATTATTTCATCATTTGTATTTTTTAATATATAATCGGCCATATGACTACCAACAAAACCTGTTATTCCTGTGATAAATATTTTCATTCGTCTCCCAGCTTAAATTCAAATTCTGATAAATTATGTAATGATTCTTTTGTAGGATATCCTGTTATTTGACAAGTCCACTTAGGTGCAATACCAGCATTAGATGATAGATGATACATACCATAATCCCAAGTGTACATATCACCAGCTTTCCAATGAGTTAAAACAGAATTACCTACTTGTAAAAAATGTCCCCAATCCCAATTTTCTAAAAACAACAAATATCTTTTCACATTCTTTCTTTCTTCATCTGTAAGATTTCCTCTCTCCACTGCACCTTGATATGTGTCAAAGTGCCAAGGATTTGTGTGGCCAGGTTCTTGTTTAAAACAAGCTATTGTAGCATCTTTTAATGAACAAAGATTTTTTATAGTATTGAAATCTGTTGGTAAATCGTCTCTATTATCAATCCATTGTGTATATCTACTATTATATTTATTATAACCGTGCCTAATATGGTCTAATTTAACAGCACCAACTGAGTCTGGACTAAGTTGCGATGGAATCAATTTACCATTTTTAAAGTCATCTTCATATAATTTTATCCCATTCTCAGATTCTTTTTGTTTAATTTTTAACTTAATTGAAGAAAAGTCTAAGTTAGTTATTCTACCTATATACACAGCATCGTTTGATGGTACAGAAGGGTCATAGTGCCAATCTTTTAAAGATTTTTTATAGTCTAATAGACTTTCATAATCTTTACTCATAATCATCTCCCATATCACTTAATAGTTTTGATATACAAACTCTTCTCCATCTACTACCTCTATCGTAATCTCCAAAGTCTTTGTGATTTTCATCTGTTATTCCAAACTGAACACAATCACTTGGTTCTATGTTTAATTTTTTACAAATGTCAATTTGTGAAAGTCTATATTTTTCGTGATTGTAATCAGGACTAAATTCATTACATAATTCTAACCCTACTCCTGCTGATATTTTTGAAATCATACCCATGCTTGTAAATAAATCTACAGGGTCATCATTGTATTCTTTTTTACATCTTATACCTATTCTCACTCTTTCAGCACCATAAAAGGCTTTACTTAAACTGAATGTAACTCCCTTTATACAATCTCTATTTAAATCAAAGTTTATATTTCTAGCAATAGAATAATAAGCACAATCAACAAAAACAGGCACATGCAATTCATCACATTTATCTAATATACTTTGCATATCTGGATGTTCTGCACCATAATCACTAAATGGTAAAGAAATGATTACTGCATCGTTAGCTAATATTTCATCGTCTTCTAAATATTTCCAGTTTGGATAGTTATTTCTCCAAGTAACTCCGTGATATATAAAATCACCTTTAAAACATCTCATTCTTCTATCTTTATTTTCTGCATAAAAGAAATCAAATGCCTGTGATGTTCCATGGACAAAACCTAGTTTATCAAACTTGTCTAACCCGTGTAATGTATTTAATTTACTACTCTGTAACCATTCGTGGTATGTATGTAGAAATACATCCACAACATTTTTGTCATATAAATATTGTTGTTTTAGAGCCTTTCCTACGAAGTTAAATACTTCACTATTAGGTATTGGTCTTGAACGCTTTCCATTAAACATTATTTAATTTCCTACACAAATCAATTATTTGTCCTTTTGTTAGTTCTGGATGATTACCTACATATAAAGCGTAATCGTGAATGTGATTTACATTACTCAAATCGTGAGTAACAAATTCATATTTTTCTAAATATGGTTGTCTTGATTGATTACCACCGCCTGCTGTACCAATTCTAAATTCAACATTCTCTTCATCTAATAATTTACAAACTTTTTGGAAATATTCCAAGTCTTTTTTTAATAAAATTAAAGGTAATGCAAAATTACTATTTCCTTCTCTGTCAAAATCAGTAAAGAATATATCTGAATCTAATGTGTCTAACCATATTTCTAAATTTTCAGACCTAACTTCAACATTGTTTTGTAATCTTGGTAATTGAGACAAACCTAAAACAGCATTAAACTCTTGATTTCTCAAATTGTATCCTGGAACAGCAAATGTAAATAATGGATTACAACCTGGATGACTTTCTTTAAACTTGTCTTGAGTTTCTTTTGATGCTTCTCTCACCATTCCGTGTGACCTGAATAGTTTTGCATAATTATATAACTCATCATCATTTGTACATACCATTCCACCTTCAACAGATGTTATGTGATGTCCAAAATAAAATGAAAAGTTAGATACATCTCCAAAGTTACCAACTCTCTCACCATTATAAGTTGCACCGTGTGCTTCACAACAATCTTCAATAAAGAATAAATCTTCATCTTTACAGAACTCAACCAACTCATCATTAACTGCGTTGAATCCTAAAACATGCACCAAAGTAATTCCTACCGTTTTATCTGTTACAGCTTTCTTGATGTTTTCTAATGTAATTGACATATTTTCTAAATCAACATCAACAAATACAGGTGTAAAACCGAGATTAACTAATGGTGACACATCTGAAACCCATCCGAGTGGTGATACAATTACTTCACCTAAACCTTTTTTCTCTTTCATTATTGACGCCATAATGTAGTTAGCAGAAGCACCTGAGTTTACATAAACACTATGTTTACATCCTACCCATTTAGACCATTCTTCTTCAAATTGTCTAACATACTTACCTTGTGTAAATCTAACTCCATCTGTATTAATAAAATCAGTAAGTGCTTTTTTATCTTCTTTTGTTATACTATCATTTATAAGTTGCCAATCAAATTTCATCCGTCCTAATCTCCTAATATTTTTCTTTTTAATTTTATCTCACAATTCTTTAGAATGTTGTCCACTGCGTCTTGACCATATTTTGCTTTTACTTTAGAAAGAAACTTTTCTGATGTGTGATATTCCAGATATGCCTCATCTCTAAATTTTAATATTTCACTCGAAGTTAAATTATCAGTAGGTACTGGAACGGTAGTATAAGCATGAAATGAATATCCCTCATAATCTGAAGGAAGTTCCCATCCAGCTTCTACTGCATCTTTATACAACTGACTACCTGGTAAAGGCATAGCAGAATAACCATTCCAACCTAATGTTGCTAAATCTAATGCCAAGTCTTGAGTTGTTCTCATAGATTTGTGTGTATCTGTTGGTAATCCAAATATATAATTAGCCATAACATTTATACCAGCTTCTTCTACTTTTCTGACAACTTTTTTTATATCAACATCTTTAAATTTACCTTTAGATACTTCTAATCGAACTTGTCTATCACCACTTTCAATACCTATACCTAACCATCTTATACCAGCATCTCTGACTAATTTTAGAATTTCTGGTCTTCTAACCGTATCAACTCTTGAATATGCCCACATTATTAAATCTTTACCATATCCTCTTTCAATCAACCCCTCACATAATGGTTGATAGTATTTACGATTTAATAAAAACATTTCATCAATTATTCTTATGTTGTAAACACCCATCTCTACCAATTTATCAAATTGTTTTAAAACAAACTCAGGTGACCAGTATCTCATTTTACTATAGTTACCTGCAACTCCTATCTCCTCATCATCATCTCGATTAAGTATATTTATCATACAAAATTCACATTTGAATTGACAACCTAATGAAGAGTTTATAGCTGCATATGGTGACCTTTTCTTTTCATCATACTCTGCATGCCACATTGGACTTCTATATAAATCAAATGGTCTATCTTTATATGGTAACAAATCCCAAGCATAGCCAGGTAAATCAATATCCATTCTCTCATTAGGAACACCTATTTCTGGTGTAGTTAATGTGGGTTTCCCATTTTCACGATAACCTATACCTTTTATATTCGGTAATTGATTCATAAAATCTGAGTGTGATAACAATTTTCTTAAAGAGTAAACAGCTTCATTAGTAAATACAAAATCAATACTTGATTCTTTTCTGAGTGTTTCATATGGTAAAGCTTGAACATGCGAACCTATATACGCTATCGGAATGTTTACATCATTATTTTTTATATATTCTGATAGTGAAACTGCTCCACTCATCATAGTTGTACCTGCATTAACATTTTGTCCATAAACAACAAAACATAGCAATCTTGGATTTATTTCTTTTATTCTGTTTAATGATTCTTCGTGTGTAAGTCTTTCGGCACCTGTGTCTAATATATCAACTTTGTGGCCTATAGACCTACAAGATTCTGCCAACAAACACGCCCAAGTAGGTGGTTCAATTCCTGCATAATCTTTTGCTAAATCTTGATAAATACCTTTTGAATTACTTGGTGCTATAAATAACACATCTGTCATTAATCTTTATCCCAAGTTTCATTCTTAACTAAAGTTGGATAAACTCTATCTTGTCCTATTTTCTCTATGTACATATTATCATCAAATTCATCATCTGGTAAGTAAGGATACATATCCTCAATAGGTGTTTTCCATCCGATAACTTTTGGGTCATATGTATGATACTCGTGACAATTTAAATCTAAAACAACAGGACCATCATAATCTAAAAACTCTCTTATCTGTTGTCTTACTTTATCATAATCTGTTCCATCGTCAACCGTCATAGTTTTTATACCATAAGCTTCTACAATTTTTACAAAGTTAGGTGGGTCGTAACCTTTAGGACCACACGCTTCTGCTCTACCTTCAAAATTTGTTTCTTGAAATGCCTTAGTTATACCATAGATATGATTATTCATAATAATAGTTTTAAGAGGCACATCGTAATTTATCAATGTCTGTAACTCTTGTATATTCATATTAAAACCACCATCTCCAATCACACACACTACATTCTGTGACTTGTCAGCTGCTATAGCTGCTCCTATACCACCAGCAAAAGAAAATCCCATAGGTGAATTACCATTATTAGTAAAATATCTTTGACCAGTCTTTGTTTCAAATGCATGATTTGTCACAACTATATTACCACCACAATCACCACAGAAAACATCATCACTTTTCATTTCTTCTGAAAGTATTCTTGAGAAAGCGTATGGATGTGGATATTTTGTAGGTTTAAACATATCCTTTGTTACAGGGTCGTATTTAGTTTTCCATTCCATAACTCTATCTGTCCACTTAGTAAAATCTGGTAACTTAATACCATTTAATCTCATAGTTAGTATTTCAATGAATAGTTTAGCATCTGAATAAATACATTCTTCAAATGGAACTTGCTGTAAAAATCTCTGTAAACCAGCTTTATCAACATCAACCATATATTTTTTAGCTTCTCTAGCAAAACTATGTATGTTACCACCAGTTATTCTACCAGATATTCTACTACCTATTGCAAGTAATAAATCAGAGTTCTGAACACCAAAGTTTCTACCTGCACCACCATATGTTCCAATTCTACCACCATAATATTCGTAGTCTGAACATACGACATCTAATGCATTCCAAGTAGGAAACATAGGTATTTTTAATCTTCTACCCACTTCTAACAATTCATCAATAGCACCACTCAATCTCACACCACCACCAATCATCAAACAAGGCCTTTCACTATTCTGTAAATCTTCAATAAACTTATCAACTTGTTTTATAATTAAATCTTTATCAAATGTTGTTTTTATTCCACTATCGTATCCTATCAATGTATCTACATCAATATCTGCCTTCTGAACATTCATTGGTATATCTAACAACACAGGTCCTGGTCTTCCTTCTGTAGCCATATGTAATGCTTTTTCTATTTCATATTTTACATCTTCAGGTCTTTCAATCATTTTAGCATATTTAGTAATCGGTTTACAAATACTTACAATGTCTGTTTCTTGAAAACCTATCTGTCTTATACTTTCATCAGGTCTCATAAATTGTGAATTGATTTGTCCAGTTATAAACAATCCTGGTACTGAATCATAAAAGAAATTACCAATCGGTGTTACAAAATTCATACCACCGGGACCACTTGTTGCCATAGATACAGATGGTAACCCTTTAACTTTAGTCCATCCTTCAGCTGCAAACCCACCACCTTGTTCGTGCATTACAGCAACATATCTTGTATTATCTGTTCGTACAAATGAATCTACCATATCACCATTTGCAGAACCATAAACTATAAACATATCATTTATACCATAGTCGGCTAAATATTTAACTATATAATCAGCTACTTTCATTATTTCTCCCTCTTAGTTGTTCTTGGTGTTGCACTATGATTGGGTTTTGCTTGATTTTCAACCCTTAAATCTTCGTATTTCCAACTTGAATCACCAAGTAGTTTTTCTAATTCTTCTTCTTTGATTGCATAAAAGTTTTCTTCTGCTGGAAATTGGCCACCTTTTACTTCATCTCTATATTGTTCAAGTGAACTTTGTATCAATTGACCAGCTTCACAATATCTTTTTACAAACTTAGATTTGAACTCCCAAAACAATCCAACCAAGTCGTGTAAGATAACTAACTGACCGTCAACCTTATCACCAGCTCCTATACCATAAACAGGTATTGATAATTCTTTTGCAATCATCTCAGCTGGTTCGGTTGGCATTGCTTCTAATAACAGAAATGAACATCCGGCTTCTTGTAGTGCCAGTGCTTGTTTCAACACAACTTCTGCACTCTTAGCAGTTTTACCTTGAACTCTATATCCACCCATCTTAGCTCTTGTATGTGGTGTCAATCCTAAATGACTCATTACCATAATACCTGAGTCAGCAATTGCTTTAACTCTGTCTACCATAGCACCTTCAACCTTTACACAATCCATTCCAGCAACAATGAACCTACCAGCATTTCTTACTGCTAATTCATCTGATTCTTGATAAGACATATATGGCATATCTCCAATTAGAAATGCATCATTAGCACCACGAGCTACAGCTTCACAATGTGTTATCATCATATCCATAGTTACTGGTATTGTTGTTTTGAATCCGTGTGTTGTCATACCACAAGAATCACCTACAAGAATCGCATCTACTCCAGCTTTATCAGCTATCATAGCTTGTGGATAATCATAAGCTGTAACTAACACAGATTTTTCACCTGTTCTTTTGTGTCTTCTTAATTTTAATATCGTTGTTTTTGATTTACTATCTGCTGGCATTTTAGTTTTCCTCCAAATATTTTGTAGCCTTTGCGACCCACTCGTCATTTTTTGCTGTAGTGTTTCTCACGCCTCGATTTTGATGAAATGCGAATGGTTTACCATTAACATACATTTGTTCTCCATAAACCATATCTATCAAATGATGTTCACGATTAATAGTAGCACCATCAACATCACCTCCTACATGCCATTCTTTTATATGGTCGTATGTAATTGGTTGAGTTACTCTTACATAACTAGCTCTTCTATTCTTATTCCAATAAGTGTTATCTAAAATCAAGTGTGGTAATTTGTTTTGTTGAACATAATAAGTAATATTACCACCTCCGTCTCTATAATCAAAATTAGGCCATCCAGTATGTTCTGTATATAAGCTTCTTTTCGATATAAAAAACATTGTTTTAGCTAACCCAGCTTCTGGTACTGGATTTTCTGCATCGTGAAATATCTGTCCAGGGTCGTATCTGTTTGATATAAATAAATTATCTTCAAGTAATGGTAATATATCATCAACCCACTCGTTTAAAAATATTAAATCTAAATCTAATATACAGATATATTCTCTATCTGAGTTTTCAAATGCTTTAATATCACTATTTATTTTAAACCAAGTAGATGGTGATTTTTGATTACCATCTATTCCTCCTGTAAACATATGTTCTGCTCTCGTAGATTGAAAAACAGAACCATCACCTTGTAAAATTGTAGTTTCACTTTGGTCAAACCCTTCTATTATTTTTATCGTCTTGTCATCACCGAACATTTCATCTAATTCTTTCAAACCTTCACTTTTATCTCCATGCCAACAATTCACTATGTTAATTGTGTATGGGACATTTTTGACATACTTATGAATACTATCTACTAACATTCTCAAGTAATGTCTTTTTGTGTACACGGTTATAACAAAATCTATACCTTCTCTAAAATTATCTTTCATTTATTCTCCTTAAAAATTTCTATACATAGTACATTTTTATCGTTTATCATTATCATTGCTCCATTTTTACATTCAAACTTAGTAAATTGTCCTTGTTTTATACTCTCAGTTAAAACTCCATTAAAAGTTCTTTTTTCACCACCGACAAAATGAATTATCTGTGTAACATATTTTCCTTTTTGTTTTACTGACGATTCTAAATCAACCATTATTTATATACCATCCTACCGTTTTTTTTATACCATCTTCCAAAGATGTAAATTTAATATCAGGATTTATTGTTTTTAATTTTTTGTTGTTAAAAACTTTAACATCTGTTCCAGTAAATCTTTCATCTTTTATCCAATTTACTTTACCTTTAAAATCTACATACTTAACAATCAAATTGACAATTTCTTTAATAGTTACACCTACACCAGTAGAAACTATCAAAGGTTCATTTTCAAAATAGTTATCAAACATCCAATTAAATATGTTATCTAAATCCTCTACAAAAATAAAATCTCTAACAGGACTACCATCACCTAAAATATCTAAGTCTTTATTTTCATTCTTACATTCTATACATTTTTTTATAAAGAAAGGAATTATACCATTCATAGGTTTATTAGACGGACCATAAATATTAGTTAAAAGTGGATATAGTGTTCGTACATCACTTTCTTCACTTAAAGTTTGAGAAGCAGTGACTAACATTCTGTTGACAAAACCATCTGAATAAAGTTCTTTTCTTGGAGCTCCTGAATGTAATTCTAACTCATTACAATCATCAATATCAGGAAGTGCATTGATAGTACTTACTGATAATATCTCTTTTATGTTTAGGTCAGAAGCTATTTTTAACATATTAAAGTTTATTATCATATTGTCATAAAAATGATTGAAGTGATTATTTTCAATCGTAGAACCATTTTTCTGTACAGCAGCACAATGTATGATTCTATCTACATTTAGTTTTTCTATTATACTTTTAGCCACAGGTAAATTTGTAAGAGGTAAATCTTTACTTGAAAATTTATAATCACCTTTTATATGTGAACCTATTAACCCTGTGCCTCCTGTTACTAATGTTTTCATTTATCTCTTTTCTGTAAAATTGGATTATCTATTGGCCAATCTATGTTTAATCTTTTATCGTTCCATTTAATTGTAAATTGGTCTTCTACATCAGGATACTTTCCTTCATACGCCCATTTGTAATTAAAAACTGAATCTTCACTTAAAACTAAAAAAGCATTTCCTACACCTGGTGGAGTCAAAACCATTTTTCTTTTTCTATCATCTAATATCAAAGAGGTCCATTTTAAATATGTTTCTGAATCCTTCCTGTTATCTACTAATATACAAAACAATTGACCATATAAACAAGAAAAAAGTTTGTGAGATTTAAAATCTCCGTGAATACCTCTTAAAACATTCTTTCTCGATGTAGACACTTTGTCGTGAATAAATTCTATGTCAAATGGAAACTCAGTTTTTTTCCAAGTTGTCCATAAATCACCTCTAAAGTCTGTGAACACATCAGGTTCAAATATTTTTACACCTTTTATTTCTTTACAATGTAATGTCTTCAATTTTTAGTCCTAAATAATTACTCGTGATTTCAATCCATTCTTTATACAATTTGTCTGCTCTTACAGAACCACGACCATGATGAAAAAACACCGGTCTGTCGTCTATCCATGCTTGTTCACCATTTGAAAAATTTAAAGTGTGTTGAGATTTAAGGCTTCGATTGTTGTGACTATTAGTTAGAATCACATATGGTAATTCTTCTGTATTTGCCCAATGAGACAGCATACCATTACTATCTTTCCAATGTAAATTTGGATACAAGTCATGCTCTTCATATAAATGATTGTTGTCTAACACTTCTCGTTTTACAATACAAAAATTATTACCATCCATTTGTATGTCTTCTCTCCATTTATGTGATACAAAGACATTTTCTTCTAATAAAGACAATACTTCATCAGTCCATTCACCTAAAAATACCGTATCTGCATCAAGATAGCACACATATTCTCGATTACTATTTAAGAGTGCTTTTTTCATTCCCTCAGCTTTAGCATAACTACCTATAGAAACTTTCCGTCCATCGTGTTTACATTCATAAGTGTTAGGTTCTAAATTGTTTGAATCAATTGTTTGTTCAATACCGGCAATAATATTTACATTTGGTTCATCTTTAAACATATTTTTTAATGTTTCAAGACCACTATTTTCACCTGTGTTTATACCATTGTTTACGATATTGATAGTGTATGGAATATTTTTTACATACTTTTTTATACTTTCAGTTAATATTTGTGCATATCCAAATCTATAAAACACAACTATTATAAAGTCTATTCCTTGTGTGTTATTTTTTTCCTGTAGCATGTAACCTCTTTGTTCATATGTATATATATAAGTATATATAAGTTTACTAAAACATTAATTTTATTGTCTTAAATTGATAATATTTAAGTTATTTAATTGTGTATTAAAATCTGAATATGTATACATAGTAAAATTAATTTCAGGTTGTTTTTCTATAAAACCTGGAAAAAACTCTCTCATCTGTTTTCCTTCATCTGCACTTCTCTTTATAGCAGCTTCTTGTGATTTGTAAATACCTCTCTCTAAATATCCACTACCATCATAAAAATCCATACCAATTATGTAGATATTTTTTTTCTTTAAATCTACAGAAGAATATCCTAATGCCCCAACACCACACGATGGATATGTAAATTTATATCTTGGATGATTTTTTATCATAAGTGTTTTATTTTCATCTCCTAAACAAGACACAGGTATATTTTTTTCATCTTTGTTTTTTACATTGTGTACGACTGGACTATTAGCATTGTGAGGTAAACACTCTTCTATGTAAGATAAAACTATTCTTTCTATGTTGAATTGTTTAAAATTATTCTTAGCTATCATAGCACCAAAACAACCATTTCTAGCACCAGATGGGTGTCCGTGAGCTAATGAGCCTAAACTGATAAGATGAGTGATTTTTTTATCAGTTAACACATTTTTAATATAGTCTAATTCAAATTCATCAGAAAATCCATTGACTATTATATATTCTTCAACATCAGGTAATAGCTCTATCTCTTTTAAAGACTCACCTCTACACAATATTGCTATGCTGTCTTTAATCATTTTGTCTCCACATCACTTTGATTTTTAAAGATATTATACCAATGTAAACATAATTTGTCGTAGTCATATCCTTCTATGAATTTCTTTCTTATGTTCTCATTTATCTCAACATTTAATTCATCAAAGTTTGATAACACATAATCAATCTTTTCTTCTAAATCAGACCAATCATATTTACAACCAATGTAAGTTTTTCCGTCTTCATAAATATTAGGAATAGTGTGTACTAGGTCTTGATTGGGTTTGATAAAAATAGTTCCGAACTGCATACACTCAAAATCTCTAAAACAAATCTCACCCATTCCAAATGGAGAAAAGGATATTTTAGAATCATGCATAGTTTTTAAGTATACATCTTTTGGTAATCTATCACACACCATATTATATCTTTGTTTTAAATCATCTAACTTGTTCCACAATCCTCCACGATGTTCTCTATAAAATTGATTATTTTGAGATTTATGGTCTTCACTATAATCGTGTTTAGCTTGAAATATAGCACATATATCTAATGATTTGTTAGTATTTATTGGTTGAAAATTTCTATAATCTGGTACTAATTGTCCTACATTCCATCCTGTAAATTTAATTCTTTCCCACATATCATCTGGAATATCGTATGATAAATCTAAATCACTACCACTGCCCCAAAACCATTTATTATGAGCATATGGAACTTTATATGCTTCTTGAGATGGTAACATTTGATTTTTAAATAAATACATTGCATCACTTTGTTCAAATACTTCATAACCACCCATTAAAGATGTTGAATCAGAGCCTTCGAATAAAAAATAATCTCCTGTTATTTTAGAAACATTTTCTAAACCATAATCAATACTCTCTTGTAATGTTCTTTTCTTATCTATAAAATCATGCATACCAACAAACATATAATCATAATCATCTGAATCTGTAAACTGAATACTATAATCAGCATATAACTTTTCCTGTATAAAAGCAAAAGGTCTAAATGTAGGTTCATTCCTGTACACTCCAGGGTTTAAAATTTTTATCTTAATCATTAATTATTCTCCTAACTATTTCTAAATCATATTTATTGTCTATGTCAATTGATTCTCTTTCACTCATCTCTATAAATCCAACATTACCATTTTGTAAAATATTATCTTTTAAAAAATTATCTTTAGTTGTCATATAGAAAGCCCCATTTTCTTTGAACCATCCCTGATGTTCTTGTGTTCTTTTTCTATTTCCTAATTCAAAATTTACTGGTTTACCTTTTGAATCCCAATAATAATTTACATCTTTACATACTGATATAACAGAATCATAAGATTTTACTTGTTCGACACCATATAAAGGTGATACAAGCTTATCAATAGCTTCTAATATAGATGTAAATGATAATAAAGGTGATGTAGGTTGTACAACACAAAACAAATCTGTGTCTATTTCTTCTAAAAAATGTTCTACAACATCTTCAGTTTTTGATTCGTCTGTTGATAATCTATCTGGCCTTTCTATAACATTTACATTCATAGATTCTGCAAATTCTTTTATATCAGTATCATCAGTACTCACATAAATTTCATCAGTAATATTTCTACAAGTATTTATAGTATAATATAACAAAGGCTTACCATTTAAGTCAGCTAAATTCTTCTTAGGTATTCTTTTAGAACCCCCTCTGGCTGGTATTAATATATTTAAGGCCATATTAAATCTTTAATTTCTTCTTCTGTCATTTTTTCAGCAGTTGCAGATGAATAAGGTTCTGATAAAGTATTCTCATCTAAATTTTCTTGATTGTAAATATAAATCATATCGCCATGCACATAAGTAAATGGTAATTCTTCTTTACTTATCAAATCTTCATTTACTTTTTCACCAGGCCGTTTACCAACCTCTTGTATCTCTGATATATAACCTTCATAAGCTATTGTCTGAGCCATATCAAACATATTAACAGATTTCATTTTATATGAACAAACAAAACCACCATCACCTGAGTCACATTTGTTGATAGCTTTGTTGATAAGTTTAGCAGCATCTGATTTCGAAAATATTAGCCTGTTCATATTAGGGTCTGTTATTTTAATAGGTTCATCTTTTCGTTTAGATTCTAACCAAAATGGTAATACAGAACCATTACTATGTGCTACATTTGCAAATCGTGTTAATGCAAATCTGTTTTTTGTTGTATTAGCTTCCATAAAACATTTTTCCATTAATGATTTTGTGTCACCATAAACACTAGCAGAAGAACAAGCTTTGTCTGTACTGATTCCTATTGTTATTGGAACATCATTCATAATACTTGCATTGATGACATTTATACTACCAATCACATTTGATTGACAAGTTTGTATTGGATTCTCTTCTGCTATATTTATATGTTTCATAGCTGCAGCATGAATAACCACATCAGGTTTAACACTATTGAATACTCTCATTAGGAAACCTTCGTCTTCTATGTTACCAATATAACTTTTAGTTTCAGGATGTTCTCTCATTAAATCAGTTAGAAATTTTTCATTTCTACTGATGTTGTAGTAAGTGTGTTCTGGAAATTCTTTTATAAAAGCTTTTCCTATTGTTCCTGAACCACCTGTTATTAAAATTCTCATATTACATATTCTCCTTCATTTTTACCACCAAATACTTCATTAGTGTCAAGTCTTTTTATCATTAAAGGGTTGTTTATAATGTCTTCAATTTTATTTAATCCTCTAAACATAGTAAAACCACTAACCAAATCTAACCGTTCACAATTATATTTTACCTTGTCATTTACTGCACTAGCTTCACCATATGGATACGATATAGATTCTATACGACTATCACTTCCACAAAGTTCTTCTATACAAAGAATAGATTCAAGTATATCTGCATACATATTTTCAGTAGATAATTCAGCTAAAGGTTTATGTGATTTACTATGTGTCCCTAAGTAACCTTTTTCATATAAATCTTTTATTTGTTTATCATTCATATAAAATTCTTTAACAATATCTGATTCAGATTTATTAATAAATTTTGGAAAAATATCTTTAATTAGTTTTGGTTTCACAAAATTTAATAAATACTTTACTTTACCACTTATCAAATCATCAAACGGATATTGTTTCATAATAACATCATCATTTAATTTTTCACACTCTGTAGCTATTATGTCATAAATTTCTTTTGTATCTACTTGTGTTCTTAAATAATGTAATTTATGTACATCTATTAAATTGTTATAAACTATAGTATCACTTATAACAAAAAATGCTGCTGGTATACCCATAGTTTCTAATATTGGTAAACCATTTTCATAAGATTCTTTTAACCCATCATCAAAAGTTATTAAACAAGATTTCTTTGGTAGGTTATTTTCTTTTGTCGTTATAGTCTTATTAATATCTTCTAAAGAAACAAATTCATAACCATTTTTATTAATTAATTCTAATTGGTTTCTAAAAAATGAGGGTGTTATTGGATGTATACCGGATTCAGGAATGTCTTCCCTTATATAATGGTAGTTAACTACTAATAGCATTACCACCCCACATCTTAGTTGATATTTTTTTTAGACATTTTTCTGTAAAATCTTTTTTCTTATAGTAATATTTTTGTTTAGTAATATCTTGAGGTACCTTTTTTATATCACCTGCATGATAATCATAAACAACACTTGAAAACTTTTTTATTGATTTTTGTATCAATTTATTTGTTATGTCATAGTAATTGTCTTCGTCTTCTATGTCAGGAGTAACTATCTTTAAAATATCACCAGCATCAACTTGTTCGGTTGCTATATGAATTGTTATACCTAAATAATCTAATTCATCATTATAAAAAGGCCAAAACAAGGTTGCACTTCCTCTGTAATATGGTGACATTCCTAAATGTAAATTTATTATTCTGTCATCAAATTCATCAAACCATAACCTATCTAATATACCAGTACCATAAAGTAACACATAGTCTGGTTTCAATGATTTAACCCACTCTATGTTTTCATTATTGTTTATTTCTTTGGATTTTAATTGTTTATGATTAGCAAGTTCTAATGATGGAGATTGAAAATAAAATTGTTCAGTTACTTTTAAATTAACAAAATGTTTTCTTACTATATCACTTTCTTCTTGTTGAGTATCAAAATATTTGTGTTTAGGTTCAGTTATCAAACCTACAACATCAAAATGTTTATTCATATTGTTTACAAAATATGTATGTCTTGGTTGATTTCCTGTTAATATAACTACTTTTAATTTATCCACGGCACTTTTCTCTGATTGGTATTTCAGATTTTAATACTTGTTTATTAAATCCACCTAAAGCTCTCTCTACTACACGAACACTTTTAACCACATTTTGCATTCCTATTTTTTCTAAAGATGCTGATTGGTCAGTACCTTTCATAGTTCTGTCTAATGTGAAGTGCCTTTCTATCCATTTAGCCCCTAATGCAACAGCTGCTGCTTCTATAGCACCACTACCATTTACATAATGACCACTTAACCCTACTGGTATGTTATATCTATCCTGATAAGTTTTTAAAACATTTAGATGTACTTCTGTCTCTTTTGATGGATAAGATGATGTACATTGCATTAAAGTTACATCTGAACCTTTCAACACATCAATAGCTGTATCAATCTCTTCAATAGTACTCATACCTGAAGATATTATTATTGGTTTATTAAAAGATTTAACTTGTTCTAATAAAGACAATTTAGTCACTTCTGCTGAACCTATTTTAAATAACTCCATACCCATCTCATTCATCTTATCAGCACTGACTTCATCAAATACACTCATAAACATTTTTACATTGATTTTCTCAGCATATTTTTGTAATTCTTCCCATTGTTCTACTGAAAACTCTAAGTTTTCTTTGTGTTCACCATAAGTTTTACCAAAACTATTAGGACTATCATATACTCTATTATATTGTTCTTCTGTCAAACATACTCTAGGTTCTCTTTTCTGACTTTTTACATAGTCTACTCCACATTTTTTAGCAGCTAACATCATTTTCTTCATCAATTCAAAATTACCTTGATGGTTGATTCCTATTTCTGCAATTATATTTACTTTATTACTCATTATATGCCTCCATTAATCTTTTTGTTATTAAGTGTGGTCTCGTTATAGCAGTCCCTACGACAACATTATGTGCACCCATAGCAAAAGCTCTTTCTACTTCATCGTATTCCCAATATCTACCTTCAGCCATTATTGGTACATCAGGATAGTATTTTCTTAATTGATGTAATAAAACAAAGTCCGGTCTACTCATATCAACATCACACTCAGAGGTGTAACCACTTAAAGCTGTAGTTAACATTGTACAACCACTTTTTAATGCTTCTTCAGCTTGATTTATGTGTGATATGTCACCAATAATTTTAATCAAACCACCTGATGATGCTAATTCTATATCATAATACCCACATCTACCAGTGGCATCCATCGCTACATATGTAGCACCAACATTAACTAAATCTTTAGCTTGATTCCAAGATGGTGTTATCCAAACATCACCATTTTCATAATTTGTTTTCGTCAAACCAATAATGGGTAATTTACATACTTTACTAACACCAAGCACATTTTCTGTCTCTCTCAATCGTAATCCTACTGCACCACCTCTTTCAGCTTCCAGAGCAAAGGATTGAATTGAATGTACATCATTGAACGCACTACCTGTTTCCGCTTGACACGAAACTATTAAACCTTTTTTAATCATATTGTATCGTAAAATTTATTTTGTTTTTCTTGTCTATCTATGTCTTTAGGATGATAAAAACAAAACTCTTCCTCAGCAGGAAGATAAGTATGTTCTTTATAACCAGTTAATAATTCGTGTACTTTATTCTTCCACATAATGTTTGGTCTATTTCTCCAAATCCTGCCTTGCCAATCTGGAAAGTTAATCCAACCATGTTCATTAACATTCCAACCCCATTGTTGCATATGGTCTTGTGTGATACCATCAACCGTGTTTACTCTCGGCACCCAAAATAAGTCTATCGTTGGATTTGATTCTATTATAGTTTTTATATTTGACATTAATTGTTTATGTGGTATCTCATCAGCATCTATGTTTACAATATACGAACCTTTACACATACGCGTCAAGTAATTTTTTTGTCCAGCGTAATCTTTTAATAAATGTCTTTGTTCAAATTTTATATCTTTATTATACATTGAACAGGTAATATCAAGTATTTCTTTTGTCTCTTCATTATCTGAATAATCATCAAGAATTACTATCTCGTCTTCTGAGTCTTTATTATACATTAAAAATTCTATTAACTTGGATAATGAATCTGTTTCATTGTGAGTCATAATACTATAACTTATTTTCATTACACTATATCCTGTATATTTAATTTTGTAATCATAGCAGGTGAAAATATAGGATTCCACATTTTTACTACACCTGTTATTTTTTTTCTTAAAAATGTTTTATAGTTGTTTTTAAAGAATTTGTTTTTACTAACAAGTGATTCTAAATCTGTTGATGGATTTATTTCAAAAAATCTAAAGTCATCTGTATCTGTAATTGCTGTTCTGACTAATCTAGGAAAGCTACCTATGTCGAATATTTTATTTAGTTTATTAGGGGCGAAAGCATGAAGTGTTAAGTCAACACAAGTTAATACAGAATTTTTTTTACTTGTTCTGTATTTTTCTGACAAGACTAAAACTCTTCTTCGTTTACCATTATAAGTAAATTGAATAAATTGTCCAGTACTAGCTTGTTTTAAACTCCATCCAATACTTCTTTCATTACCTTTAAAACTTTTTTTAGATTCTGTTTTTTCAGTTTTAGAAGGGACCTGTCTTCCCTTTTGTTCTGGATTTTTAGCCATTTACTGATTTGACCTCATCACGCATTGTAGCAAGACCAAAGATATAATCATCAAAAATTTGTTGATTGTCATAATCAAGTGTCTTTGTTAAAAATTTTCCTGGATTTAATTCATCAGGATAATTCTCTTGTTCTTCTTCTGGTATATCAACCATTTTAACATATGCCCATTTTAATGTATCATCTTTTTCAATTGGATACAAACTACCAATTGGTAAGTTAATCATAGATGGGAACCAAATATGCCCATCACTTTCTTTTGAATACTTTTGTATAAATTCTGAAAAAGTTTTGAATTGTTCATTTTCTTCTTTGAGACCTTTTAGATTTGTATTCGAAGCATAACCACAATTTATACATTGTCTCGTATCAGAAGTTGTACCTTCAATTTTGTTTATATGTAATGATTTCTCTCCACATAAACTACACTTTATAACTATACTCATACTGATGCTCCTGTTACTTTCTTTAATTTAGGTAGTTTTGGTTGGCTCGGTTTACTTACCTTTTTTAATTTAGGTAAATTTAAAGATACCTGTGTTGGAATGTCTACTGATACTTTGTCTAAAATACTTTTAAACTTTTCAATCATTTTTTCAGTATTAAATTTATCTCTATTTGTTTCCATTAATTGTAAAGCTCTTTGTTTACATTCATTATAATTACTATAAATAAAAGTTAAAGCAGAACTTACACTACTGGTACTAGCTACAAACCATTGAGATTCTTCTACTATAATATCTTTCCACACAACAGAACGAGGAACTTTTTCTAATTTACCTGATACAAGTAAACAATGCTCTTCGTCAAGAAAATCTAAGTGACCACTCCAATTAGAAGTAATTATAGGTAGACCTGTGAAAGAAGCTTCTAATAGAGGTCTTCCAAATCCTTCTCCATGTGTTGTCAAATAAAATGATTTAATTTTATGATGATTATACATCTCATTCATTTCTTCTGTAGTTAAACTACCGTGTATAAAATACACATTTGGTAATTTTACATCTGCTGGAAATTGATTTTTTATAGCGTTTAATTTCTTTTTACATTCTTCCCTATCCAATATTGAAAATGTAGCACCGCTGGTTTTTACAACTAATGCTGGTGGTGCTGTTTTGTTAGCAAATGTTTCATAAAATGTTTTAATTGCTCTTGGTATGTCTTTTCTATCTTCTCCAAAACCACCATTACACCATTGTCCTACCATCAAGTAACAAAAACTTTCTTCAATACTATCAAGAGTTTTTGATATTGGTGTTTTCAATTCTGAACTTTTTAATGGCTTGAAAGTATCTATTTCTAATCCTTCAAACAATACTTCAATTGGTTTTTCTAATTTTAACTCACCAACTTTTTGTTGTTTGCCGTCAGGTAAGTTTTGAACTTTATCATACTTGGCACCTACAAAACCCATTTTAGAATGTTCAGATACCGTGATAATTAAATCCATTTTGTTACATCCATCTAACCAAGCAGCTGAGACAGCACTTGTTTCAACTCCTGCAGTTATACCGATGTTTACTTTTCCTATCTGTTGAAATTCATTAGGTATTCTAATGTCCATGTAAATATCAGGTTGTCTATCTAAACTTATACCTTTAGGTCCTTGTTCTACAAAAGTAGATTTTAAACTATCATTGAACTCTCCTGGAGCTTCAAGAGCATTCCTTGGACAATCTCCCCAACGGACATCTAAACATTTAATCTCATACTCTTCAAGTTTCCATAAACATCTATAAATATCTCTAGCATGATTACCATAACCACTTCGTGATGAAAATGGCGCACACATTAAAATAAGTTTTTTCATTACACAGCCTCCATTGTATATTTTTCTTTTGGTTTCCATTTCTCAAGTGTAGTCTCAATGTTTTTAATAAACGATTCTGAAAGATGTTTACCAGTCATTCTACCTTCATTTAAAACAAATTGTCTTCCAGCTTCACCACATCTTTCTCTCTCTTCAGGTCCTCTTTGATACCAAGACCAAAGAGCATCTCCAGCATCTTCATACTGACATCTATCATCAAAAATGTATGGTGTCATTGGCGAACCACATAATGATATGTTACTTGGAAATACAGGTACAACCCATTCACCGTGGTCTTTATATGTTCCTCTGTGATTAGATTGTAATTTAACATAATCTTCACCAGTTAAATATTCACCTTTTTCGTTTTTGAATCCACATTGGTCTTGTAATCCACCAGTTACATTAACTACAATTGGTGTTCCTGCGTGAAGTGCTTCACAACTTCCTAACCCAAATCCTTCGTTAGAAGCCATATTAATATAAACATCAACTGAATTGTATAAGTAATTCATCTGCTCATCACTAAATCCATGATGACCATTTATATCTTGTGTAAATATTACTGGATAATCAGGTAGTAAAGTTTCACACACAGCTCTCATATCTGTTCCGTTTTCATCACTAACTGCTGCATGCCATACAAATACACAATCTTTTCGTTCTTCAGGTGTTAATTTGTCCATCATATGTTTATATGCTAGTGCTACATCACCAGGTGATTTTCTTCTGATATTACGATTTAAATACAATACTTTAAATTTATATTTATCTAAATGAAATTTCTTTTCGAAAGCTTTAAAGTTTTCGTCATCTGGATGTACTTTGAATACTCTCTTTGAACTTATACCGTGAGGAACATAAGATGTTTGCCAATCTTCGTATCCAAATTTAGAAAGTATTCTTTTATTAATACCATATGTTTGTTTTGATATTGACATCAACATATCTGAACTTCTGTAAAAGTTTGTATTGTATAAAGGGTCTGGAATATCGTCCCAAATATTGTAATACATAATAGGAATGTTCTGTCTGATTTCGTGTTCCATATTATATAACCAAATCCAAAATCTTGGGTCTGTAAAATGCATTATAGCATCTGGTTTTTCTATCCGTATAACATCTCGTAAAATATCAGGGTTACCATATCCAGAAATAGGATATATTTTTAAATAAGGATTTTTTATCCCATATTCATTTTTAATGGCTGGTGCCATATCTACAATTTTTCCTTGTTCTGGATGTTTTACAGCCCCACCTAATTGAACCCAATCATATTTGTCAAGTGTACCTACTACAAATTCTTTTGATTGTGTTGCTATTCCGGAATGCATTCTCAAGTCGTCCGACAAGAGTAAAATCTTCTTCTTCGACATAACCTATTTTCTCCTATTATTTAAAAATTACTTCCACTAATGGATAAATTTTTTGATGTTTCTATTTTTTCTCTAAACTTTTCTTCTTGTAAATATAAATCTAAGGCTCTATTTGTCAACTTTTGCAGTGACATTTCAGAATTTACCGTCTTTACTTTAAAATTATCATAAAGACCTTTTATTAATTTTACAGATGTAAGTTTTATATTATCTTTCATAACCAACTCCTACTTTAATATATTTGTATATATAAATATATAATTATGAAATAATAATGTGATTTTTTTTCATTTTTTTTGCATAACTTATACAATTCATTGTACCCTTTGCTTCTACACCTTCAGGTACAAATCCAGCAACAAAATCACAAGCACTTGCTATGATTTTATTTCTTACAAAAAAGTTTCTCATACTAAATGGTTTATCATATCTTGATTCAGGTAAAACACAATATAAATTGTGAACCTCGTGAAATGGTGGATACTCTTCGTATTGTAATCCCAACTCTAATGCATATTTTTTAGCATATTTATCAGCACCAGTCTTACATCCACCACTTACAATAATTGTTCTCTCACCATATTTTTGTTTTATTTTAAATATAAAATCTTTAATCTTTTTTTTGTTTTCGTATCTTCTACTCCCCACAACAGCTATTTTCATGCCTGTTCCTTATCTTTTAAATGTTTTACCATTTTGAAATATTGAGCAAGACCATCTATAATTTTACCTACATACTTATATCGATACGGACCAAATTTTTCATCTTGTGTTCTTTGTATTGTAAACCAAGCTTGACAATTTGTTGAAGTTATTTTAGTATTAATTTGAAATAAAATATTTTCGTGTCTACTCACAAATCCTTTTATATCTTTTTCATCTATCTTTGAATGAAATAAAATAACCTTAAAATGTCTTGAACCTATATAATTACTAAATCTGAATATGTTCTCCATTACTTTTCGTTCATAATCTAAACCTTCTTCTAATATTTCATTAAGTGAAATTTTTAACGATAAAGTATAATCCATTTAAACTCCTTCACTGCAATATTCTGTTTTTCTAAACTCACACCATTTACAAGCTTTCTTACTTGGTAATGCAAATATTTTATCTGTGTTGTGTTTACCCTCATCGTCAAAAGCTACTTCTAGGAATAAATCTAATCCCTTTATTACTTTATTCATACTTGGCTTTCCACTAGCAGGCACAAACTTCTGTACTCTTTTTTGTGGGAAATCCGTATTTTCCCATAATTTTCTTTTTACTATAAAGTACTCTACTTCTATTTTATCAATTGGATGTTTGTATTGTTCAGCATAAAATTGTTTATATAACAATAATTGTTGAGTTTTGTTTTTATCCATCTTCTGCCACTTGTTCCAACCACGAGTAGATGTTTTTATATCAATAATTTTTAAAGTATTTGTGGGTTTATGTAAAATAACTAAATCTAAATATCCTATGAATCCAATATTTTTCTTTAATTTTAATTCGATAGGAACTTCACACCCTACTAATTCATAATCTCTCTTTTGAAAATAATCAGCTCGTCTTGTTTTTATAAAGTTTAATATATCAACACCATCTTGAAGAAACTCTTGTAATTCTTCCTTTGTACAAGGTTCCTTACCATATTGTTCTTTTGCTTTAGTAAATTCACTACATAAATTATCAAATAACATTTTGTTCAAATCTAATTTTTCAGCATTCTTTACACTATTGTTATACATAATATCTAAGTATGTCTGTATAACTTCATGCATGGCAGTTCCAAATACTAAATAAATATTTGATTCTGATACTCTTAGTTTATCAACATAATTTAGTTTCCATCTCTTCGGACAATCGTTAAACATTGATAATTGTGAATATGAAATTCTACTCATACTATAATATACAACTAATTATCGACAAAAACAAGCTTTTATTTTGATTTCGATACATCAAAGTTCCTTCTTAAAGTTTCCAAGTTTTCTTCGGCTTGTGATAAACTTTCTGTCCATTTCTTTACTTCGGTTAGTAAATCTGAGTGTTCTCCAATCATTTTAGCGTCATTGAATAATAAATCCAAATGAGCTAATGCTTCTGTTCTTTGTGCTTGATAAGCGTCTGTTGCTGCTTGTATCAATTGATTCATTTCATTAATTCCTTAATCTGTTTTTTATTTTTACCGTAATGTTTACAAATCTCTTCGATTGTTTCCTTATTTAAAATTTCAAGATAATCTACAATTTCTCTCTGACTTACTTCGAAATGGTTAGAAAGAAATGAGACCATTTTTTTAGGAAACTTGTCTTTCTTACCTTTAATATATCTTAAAAACTTTTTCTGTTTAGGAAACAAATTTTTATATAAGTTATAAACATCTTTATCTTTCATTTGATAAGTATGTTCTTGACAAATGTTAACAGCTTCTACAAAATCACTACTCATTGACAAAAATCTATTTATCATAAATGTATTGAATGTTTTCTGTTCTGATTCATCAAAGTCTTTCCAATCCTTTTTGTGTAAAAGAATTTGATTTAACCAATCAAATAATGTCATTACTCTTCAAACTCATTTTTTAAAAACTCGTTATTTACATGCCCACATTTTTCACAAGCAAAAACTGGAATAGGTATTATCATATCTTTTCCAGATGGTGACACTAATGCTGATATAGTTTTTATCAAGTGTGTATTTTTAAAAGTTTTCCACTCACATTTTTCACATTTCATATCTACAGCATTAGACATATCAATGTGCATTCCTGGACCACCACTTGGGTCATTTAACATTGCCATATTAATCTCCTAATATTCTTTTTATTTTAATTAAAGTAGAAACAAAGTTTATCTCCTTGTCTACTACATTTACATCTTGATGTTGTCCACTTGCTATAGCTAGTATACACTCTGTAACTTTATCTTTACCATATGTTTCAACCTCATCGTACAACAATCTAAACAACTCTGAATAATCACTAACTGAATTATCAGCAATCAATTTTCTCATATCATTTAGTTTAGAATTACTTGTTAACATTTCTAATAATTTTATTTTATAATCATTTTGAATTATAGAACTCGTATCAATCTTCAACTTACCATCAACGATTTGTCTTTGAGCTGAATTAATAACTCTACGAATGTCAGGATAACCTGCATTAACAATCAAAGCTACATCATCAAGTTCAAAAGTACAATTCTCTTCTTTCAAGATATGAACCAATTGTTGTGCAACTTCTTTCTTAGAAGGAGGTACAATTTTGTATGATTGACATCTTGATTGAATTGGGTCAATTATTCTCTCTACATAATTACAAGTCAATATGAATCGACAATGTTTTGAGAATGTTTCCATTAGATTACGAAGAGCCGCTTGAGCATTAGGTGTAAGATAATCAGCCTCATCAAGTATGATAACTTTCATATCTTTAAAACCTGTTGTTGAAGCAAATGAACGAATTTTAAAACGGACTGCATCAACACTATTCTCATCAGAAGCATTTATATACAATGTATCACAATCAATATTATTTACAATAACTTTAGCCAATGTTGTTTTACCAGTACCGGCTCTACCATATAATAATAGATGAGGAACATCTTCAGTTTCAAGATATAATTTTACTTTACTTTTAAGATGTTCATTACCAATATAAGTTTGTAAATCACGAGGTCTATATTTTTCTACCCATAATGTATTCTCCATTAATCAACATCTTCCATTGAAACCATAAAGTATTCTGATTCAAAATTATCTACATTGAATACTATTTTAGCAAGTCCTTCATTAGCAACTTTTAAAGTAGCTGTTCTACATTCACGATTAGCAACCAATACTTCTTTAAATAAATCAGCATTAAATGATAAATTGTCAACTAATTCACAAGTAGAAGTACTAACTGGAATACTAACTCTGTTTGTATTTGTAGCAGAATATCCAATTACAAGTGAGCATTGACCATCTTTATTTATAATTGTAAATCTCTCTGTATCTTGAAGAGCTGATTTACCTTTGATAAATTTATCAATCACATCTGTTGTAATGTTTATCTCTGTACCAAAATGTGGAACTTTCTTTAATGCAGGAGCATCAGGTATAACAGACAAATCTGATAATGTATAATTAACAGACACACCTGTATTTGTTTTATTCTTTACAATCATATTGATTGCTTTCTCATCAAGTCTTGTTAATGAAATATCAATGTCATCATCTAATACAGCTAATAAACTCTTTAGAGTAGCTGTATCATAGACTCCTAAATCAACATCATCAAAGTCAACTTGTTGTAACTTAACTGAACCTAATAAACTTTTGTCACCTGTGATAAATCTTGTTGAAAGTGTTTTATCACCATTGAACGACCATTTAACTTGTTCAGCATTTCCACTCAGATTGTATTTCTGAATGAACCTATTTAATGTACTTTTATTCATTTATTCTCCTATGAATTTTATATTATTAATATACGAAACTTTTCCTATACGCGTCAACTAAAAAAACCTCGAAAGTGTATTTTCTTCCTTTACTGGAAAATCCCATTTCAACGCATCATAAAACATATGAATTTTTTTCTTGAGAGCTCTTTCAAACAATTTATCATAATCAACATATTGTTTAACAAACTCCATAACTTGTGGCGGGTCCTCATAACCTTTGAAACCTACAGCGGCACATTTCAAATGATTATCCTTCAAATAAACCCACTTAATCTTTTCTCCATTACTGATAGGACCATATTGATTATCTGTTTTAAAATAATTTAATAAGTCATTGTAAATGATAGCACACTTAACATGCGCTGGAGTCCCTTTCATTACTTTTGTAAAAGTAGATGTTTTTTTACCTTTTACCATATACTTTTTTAAATTCTTAACACCAGTAGGTAGAGCAACATCAACGATGTTTTTAGTTTTCATTGCATCCTTAAATTCTAAAATCTGGTCATCTATTAATTGTTTGTCTTTGTTAGCTAAAATATCTTGTAAAACACCTTTCATCAACTCTCTCATAGCAGGAGGAAAGTTTGACCTTACAATATCTAATCCTTTTACATCAAGTCTATCACAAACAACACCACCATCGTTGATAATCCATTGCCCATATCTTTTCTTTGTAACCCAAAATCCAGCCTTAGCAATACATTCTTGTTTAATATCAAATCTATGGCCTCTTTTTATATTTAAAAATTTATGAGCAAAATAATCATATGATTTATTAATGAAGTCTTGAACTTCTTTAGCAACTGATAGAATTTGTTCTGTCATAAATGTATCATCATTCAAATCACCATCAGGGAATCTATGTTTAACTAAAGGGGTAGCAGGATAAAATACTGAATCTGTATCTGTATAAATACAATAGTCTTTTTTATCACCTAACTCGTTGTTGTAATAGAAATTCGTCACTTTTTCTGTAAATTTAATTAACGACTGACCAGTCAATGTAGTAGCTTCAGCATTATCAATATCGTAAAATCTAAATATCGGTGACCCTAAAACACCATACATTGAATTAAGTAGAATTTTTGTAACTAATTGTCTTTTATGAAAATATTCATACTTATCAGTTTCACCAGCATTACCATGTTTTTTCATCAATCTTTTAAATTCAACTCTCTCATCAAACCATCTTTCTAACAAAGAAGGAATCAAACCTTTTTTATCATTACGATACATAATACCATTTGAAGATATTGATATGTGGTTATCAGCAAATAATCTTTTTAACTCTGTGTTAGAATAAGTTTTTGTTTTATTACCTATTTCTATTGTATAAGTTTTTTCAACACCATTTCTGAACTCTTCAGCATCCCAACCAATTATCTTACCCAATTTCATTTCAGGAGATATATTTAAAGACATAATTGTAGAAGGATACATTGATGTTAAATCTAAATCATACACCCATTCATATCTTCCAGGGATAGGTTCTTTAACATAAGCTCCAGAAAATCGTTCATCATCACTTCTATTATAACCTTGATTATTAGGTTTGTTAGGGGCAATCACACCTAAGTCTTTCAGATACACTAATATAGCACCCTCCAAATATCTACTTGAATGATAAATGTCTTCATATGGTACATGCCCTTTGTGAGCAATACTACGAGCCAAGTCAATAAACTTTAACTTATCATCGAGAGCTTTCACAATCACAACATCATTTAAGTTATATTCAACATATTTGTTAATGTCATTTTCATATAAATCTTGTAATGTCCCTTCGTATTCAATCTTACCAATACCAACTTCATCAGTACCAATTACATCTAATCTGTATGATGATTTTTCTGAATAATTAAATAATCTGTATAATCCTAAATAATCAAGAGATGAAACACCAGCTATTTTATATCTACTTTTTGATTCTATCCAACTAACTTGTCCTATAGGAGATAATGAATCTGCAATCTGTTTACCTAATACTCGTTGTGTTCTATTGTACAAATAAGGTATATCAAAAAAGTCTGTGTTCCAACCTGTAATGATTGTAGGATTTATTTCCAAATACTTTTGAAAAAATCTTTGTAACAATTCTTCTTCTGATTGAAAAGATTCTACTACATCTGTTTTAGGAACATTACCTAATACAAAACAAGAGTATTTATCCATAACTCTGTCATACAAAGCTATAGCAGTAATCTTATTATCAGCTGTATTAATGTTAGGAAATCCCTCTGTAACTTCTACCTCAATATCAATTATCATTTCACGATGACCTTTTGACATTTCATCTGACTCGGCATATCTGTCAACTAATACTCTTGTTGGTACGGGAACATCAGATTCAAACATATTAGGCATGTCTTCAGCAGTCCAATAGTTTACTTTTTTTAACTTATCACCGTACAAACTACGATAAGTGCCAGCGGCATGTTTCATATAAGCATATGATTTATAATCAAATGTTTTATATCCAAACTCATCGTCCCATAAATGTACTTTTAGTTTGTTATTTTGTTTTGATATATGAATATTCTGATACATATTTACCCAAAAAATTGATTAGAAGCATAAGAATGTTCTTTTTTAGTATTACTTAGTTTTTTATACAAATGTTTATATTTTTCAAACACTTGAATAGGTTTATCACTTTTAACCATTTCATCTATTGACATCAATACCGTGTAAGTATCTTTATCAACAACTTGTTCTAAAATATAATTGTGACCATCAATGTAATGTTCAACTTGTTGTATAGCATCTTTGAATAAATAAAAGTTATGCATTCTCATACCAATTGTACAATCAGGATTCCAATTAGCGACATCAGACCAATCTACGGTTTCAGCAAGTTTATCATCAAAGTCTGTTAACCTTGGCCAACTCTTGATAGGTAAATTATTAAAATCATTAATAATATCACCATTATGTTTAGCATTAGGAAATCCAACTGATTCAAATGTTCCTCTCTTCATACTAAAACCTGTGTAGAATGTACCAAATACTACAGCTCTATCAGGAGAAGAACTATCTGTTGTAATGATAGCTTTACTACCAACATCACCAATTGATTTAGATAATTGTTTCAACATTAAAAAGTCTCTGATTTTAGATGTACCTAAAATGTGAATTACTTTTGTTGAATCTTTTAAATGTTCTTTACCATTAATGAGAGCCAAAACACCAGACATAAAACGATACAGACTACCACCACAACCTCCGACACCCCAACCCATAAAGTCAAAGTCTTTCACTTCATTATACCAATTCATATAAGTATGTTCATCGTCACCTTGAATCACATTCATAAATTGTGTAGCACCTGTTTGATTGTCTGAAAAGTATTTAAAGTTTTCTTTACTGATTTCTAAACACTCACCATATTGTCCTTGATATTTCAATCTAGGAGGAATATCTAAATTCATAGCAATATCTGTATTTTCTTCTAACCATTTGAATATTCTATCACGATGTTTTATATCCCATTTCATAGCTCCAGAAGCAATCTGATAACCACCTGAGTCTCCCATAACAAGATTATCTTTCGTAAGACCTAACTTATCTCTGTATCCATCTGTTTTGAAGTGAGCACCAGCTGTAATCAATACTTGAGGATGTCTGTATTTTTCTTCCATTTCTTCAGAATAAAAACGACAAGTCATTCCATTTCTGAATCTGAAATCTTTTTTTAGTTTGTCTCCATACTCACCTGCTGAGAATGAAGGAAAATATATAAATTTACTCATTGAACCATTTCTCCATTATAAAATTATTACCTTGTCCAAGTACACCCATTTGACAACTTTCTTTAGTTGGCATCCAACTCTCATAATCATCAAGTATACTTTCTACTTTTTCAACACTTTCATCAAAAGTATTATACAAATATTCATCACTATAAAATTCAGGATAAACTAATCTATTAGGAAGTACAGGAGTACAACCTAAATATACAGCTTCATTTACACCGAATCCAAAGTTTTCTTGAAGAGCATAACTTACAACGACTTTAGCCCTTCTTAATAAATCATAATACTCATCCTTTGAAAAGTTATGTTGTTGTGTGTTAATAAATTCAGCTTTACCTTTTAGACTATCAGACAACTGGTCAAATAACCAAGGTTGTTTTTCATCTACATTTCTACCACTGAATATTACGATGTCTTCTTTTTCTGTATCTTTTTCCCAATACTTTTGAAGACCTTTTTCATCTAAGGGAAGTCCTGTTACTTCAAACTTATCAGGACTTACAATTCTTTTCTTAACAATATCATTTTTTATAAACTCTGAACCACAATAAATTCTGTCACAAATATCAAACAAATTATCTTCAAAGTTTTTAGCCCACCTTTCTAAATCTCTTACGAAATCAGTATCAGTAAATGAGCCGGCATGAATGAATCCTCTTAACTTAACATCTTTCTTAGCAAAGTAATTCATATAAGCAACACTCTCAGG